CCATGATGCTTTTGGGTTCCGACATGCCATCGTCGTTAGTGAAGTAAACGTAGCCAGCACCACGCACACAGGTGACTTTCAATTCCGGGAATTGAGATTTGATTGCTTTGTTTACCACGCTGAACACTGCCATTTTCTTTTCTCCGTTTTGGGTAGAAGACCGGGGGATGATTGCCGGTGTGCTGTCATTGTAATGATAGGCGCGGCCATATGCAACATTTATTGCGGACAAAATAAAGCCCCGGAATGACCGAGGCTGAACAGTTGATTTAGGCATTAGATTTTCATGTAACGACCAGTGCCCTTGTTTGCTTGTGTCCACGCATCAAGGTCGCCTTTGTCATAGGTTGCAACAATTTGGCGATTGAAAACAACAAAAGTGGAGAAGGTGGATTCGGGGTTCATCATGGAGAAAAGTAGACCTTGCGATTTCATTTCTTCAAGGGCGTTTGCGTAAGAACCGAACTCGGCAACAACAACCAGCTTTGCTTTGTCATCAGTTTTAGAATAAACGCTGTAAGTCATTTTCTGTTTCTCCGTTTAGGGTAGAAGGTTTGCTTCGTTTCGATAGGTGTCATTCTACAGCAATGAAATGACACGTCAACACCTAAACACGAAATTAATCGGGTTTAGGTGAAACAAATTTGATCGCCGGTTATGGCTGCTTTTCGATTGTAAATTCTAGGCCGTGCATAGTCTCGATACACAACCAGTATTGCTTGCCGCTGGTGTGGAACTTTCCAGTCTTCTGGTTTTCCTCGGTTTGCTGGCTGTAAACGCCTTTCGGGTTGGCTTCGCTAATGTGTTCGCGAACCATGTCGATCACGTGACGACGTGCAGCGTTCCAAGTGTGCTTTGTCGCTTCTTTACCGTTGCTGCATTTGATTAGGAAGTTCTGACGCTTTGCCATTTTCTTTTCTCCGTTTTGGGTAGTAAACCGGGATGTGTCCGGGTGTGCTGTCATTGTACAGGTTGGCGCGGCCATGTCTACACTTTTCGTCAGGCAATAAAAAGCCCCGGATAACCGAGGCGATTTGTACAGATTCCGACGATCAGCTATCGGGCTGGTTTTCGTGGTCAGCATAGGCCAGCCACAACAGTTCGGACATTACATCCCAAAAGTAACGACCGCATTTTATACGCGACGACCAACGGTTTTCTATGTAGCCGCGTGACTGCCAGTCGTCAAGGATCTTACGCGTGTTTTCGTCGCAAAGACGGTAAGCGAAAATGTGCTTCGTTACCATCTTGTTTTGGATGAACTTCATAACGCGCAATTCTTGTTGCGTGATTTCCCGGCTAAGCAGGCGCTTTGCCGCCGCTTGAATGGTCGGTGTGAGTTGTCCGCGATTTGCCATGGTTTAAGCCTAAAGTTTTATGCGAGAAAGAAGCGCTTCGGTTTTTGAATAGCATTCAGACAGTTTTCGCATATCGCCGAAATGCTGCGTCCACTTGTAAAGCAAATTGCGCATGTCTTCAAGGTCTTTCGACGATGCGACACCCGCATACAGCTTAGTACCTACAGGCGGCAATTCCGCTTGCAGTTCGACCAACACACGGTCTTCTCTGTCATGAGGGCCACCGGTTGCCATAACAACGGCTACAGGTTCGCCAGACTGAACGCGCAACAAATCGTAATCCGAAACGCGTACAAATTCGGCGCCGTCAAATTCGTGAATCTCTGGGTATTTGGGAAGTGGCATAGGGCGCACCTTGAATTCAGAAGTTTTCGATTGCGGACTGTATCACCGCTGCCGGGTTCTTGCTCAAGGCGATCATGGCGAAGGCCGGTCGAGTGGAACGCGGGACGTTCTTAACTTGAAGCTTGGCGACGTGACGAAGCTTCGCCGGGTTGTTGCGGTGCGACATGAGCATAACGGCCAACAGGAACAGACAGTCCAGTTCGTTCGCGGGGAAGGTTGGTTGTTTCATGGTTTGCCTCTTCGTTCATCGGATTTGTTGCGGTTCCGACAGATTGTATTTCACTGACGGTTCCACGTCAACACATTAACAGGCGCGGCTATCGCCAGTAGGTTCGATGGTCGTCACACGCATAACCAGTCCGACCGGGCGTCATGGTTGGCATGTAGGTAATCGACACCGTTCCGTTCGGCCCTACGGTCGTGATTGGAGTTAAGACCATCTGGTCGGGTTCTTTATCAACCGCAACGCAGTGATGCGCAAGCGAGAATTCCGCCCAACGCTGGCTGTCTTTGTAGGCAAGATAAACGCCGAAAGGAACCAATGCAACGATGGCGACCACCAGAGCGACCACACCGAACGTAATCAAACGACCGATGTTTCTTTCTGAACGCGACAGGCCGTCGTTAATGCCGCGCTTCATTGGTGTCACCGGGCAACATCGGAACGGCCTTCACTTCGGCGGGAGTTCGATTCTTTGCAGCTACCCAACCAGATTTCCAGCCGCGTGGCGGGTGAGAATCAACGCAGATACCGAAAGGGTTATCAGTCACCGGAACGTTGTCGTGAAAAGCTTTCCAACCGGCTTTAAAGAATTCAGACGCGCTATCGAAGGGGCAAACCTTGGCCTTTTCGTCCAGCGTGAACGTGTCCAAGTCGTCAACGATTGCCGCGCCCAACAGAGCGTGTGGCATGGCCGCGTAAGCTACGGTCGCAATGCGTGCGCCTTCGCAAAGGAAGTTCGACTTACGGTAAGCGACCACCAGTTCGCCGACTTCGGTTTGAATGAAAGCGGTGTTACCGACAGTGGCGCGGGCGATGGTCGATTCGACGGTGTTGTCGTCAAGTGGTTTGACGCTAAGCAAATGATCCATGGTTGTTTCTCCGTTGCTGGGTTTGGTGGTGCTTCTACTGACGAAGCCCCCAGCTAAGGAGGCGACGTTACAGGCGCGGCTATCAAGTATCCATCGAATCAACAACAGCGCAAGCGATGACCTTTAGAGGCTCGCCAACGACAGACACACGGGCCAAGCGCTCTTTGTCGGTGGTTTCCAGACCTTCCACGAAATCGACGAAGTATTCGCCAACCATCGTGTTCTTGTAGCCGTAGTTTCCGCGCATGGCTGCGAAGATGATTTCTTGGGCCTTCGATTCGGTGATTGCGTCGGTCAGTTGAAGAGTGTGCATTTTCGTTCTTCCGTTTTGGTTGGGATGCGGGAAGTATATATTTCACTCCCCGCACTGTCAAACAATTTCAGTCGATGTTCGCCGAAACAAGGTCTTGAGTGTTACGGCAGATGTTGCGGATTGGTTGACCCAGCAAGAAGACTTCGTGTTGCAGCGCCTTTTGTTGAGAATGTGCGCGGTAGTATTCATCGTCGATTTCTTCGGTGATGACTTCCAAACCGTCGATTTCTTGAAGGCGAATTTTCAGCGATTCGATTTCGGCCAGCTTGGTCTTGATCAGTTCGTCACGCTGCTTACGGTTCAATTTGTTCATCGTTTTGCACTCCGTTTAGGGTAGTTCGTTTCGGTATGTGGGCCATTGTACAGACGCGGCCACGGTCTGACAACACCTTTCGACAGACAATAAAAAGCCCCGGTTCATTGCTGATTCCGGGGCTTTTTATTCAGTGGTGTATCATGTCAGCGGGTAAGCATCACTTACGCCGGTAACGCCTTCGCCGACCCCGCTACGGGTCAGAGCCGCCAGACGGAAGCCATTGGATTCGGAAGTCATCAGGGCGCCGCATTTCGATTCACTGGAACCGACGCTTTGCATATAGGCCAATTCGGCCTTGAGTTGGGCACCCTGCGCGCCGTACTCGCCAACGCTGGCGACCGCGTGCCGGAACTGGTGGACGACGCCGAAGTCGTGGGCGCTGGCTACTGTCGAGAAGCCTAACAGAGACAGGGCGACACAACACATGCCCAGAACAAAACGGTGAAGACTCTTCATAGCGGTGTTTCCTTTTGGTGGGGTTATCGGTTAAGAGGCGATCAGGTTAGCACCTAATCCAGAAAGTTAACAGCCCTTTGCGATCTTCGTCAGGTCGTAATGTGGGAAGGCTTTAGACACAAGCATTTCCCAATTCTGGAACGCCGCGTAAACGGTCGGGAACGAATCGGTTCGGGTCTTCAAGCGGTCTTGAACATCCCACTTGCCGGAAAGGCAGTTGAAACGGATGCTCCCGCCGACCTGATAATGATCGTTGTAAAAGTCGCCGAACTGGTCGGCTTTCCAGCCCAGCTTAATGTCATAGACGATTGCTTCCCACTGGTCGGCGCTGGACGGGATGACCACATAGGAGATAGGGCAACGGGTGCCGGTGCGTTCGTCGATGAAAGTTTCTTTTTCGGCGTTGAAAGAGAAGTGTTCCGCCAGCGGTTCCCACTCCTTTTTCTCCTTGCTGAACATTTCGGTCACGCCGCCTTCTGCGTCTTGGCGCAGGGCGTAATAGATGTTACGACCGACGAAGACGTGAACAGCGGCGATTGCGTAATACTTAACAGACATGGTTGTCGTTCCTTACTGGTTGATCGTCAGGGACATGACGTTGATTGTGGTTCCGGCTTCTTTGACGGATTCTAGAAGACTAGCACCATTCACGATAAATGGAAGCGCTTTATTCGGCAAAGGGTTAACAGTTTCGACAACATCACGACGCGAAATCATGCCGTGCATTGCCAGCGTTGAAACAGCGGTGCTATGACGCCATTCGCCGGTTCGTGGGTCTGCAAACCATAGCGATTGATCACGCGCCAGATGATATACCGCATCGCCGCCGATTCCACGCGTCCAGAACTTCGCGGCGGGTTTCACTGCGTCTTTCGGCAACGTGCTGTAAATCGTCGATGTGTGGTTGATGTGCGCTTCTGTCGTCACAACCACCATTTGAGCGTTGACCAGAGCGCGCAAGACGTTATGCGCCAACGGTTCCCAACGACCACCGGGCACACACTGACGACGGAACGCCTTAACAGGATCGCCCGGAATGGCCTTGTAAGCGCGGAACAGGTTCACGTTCTCGGTATAGCGGTTGTGGTCGATGTAGAAAACGGGGTCGTATTGGGCTTCACTCACGGGATTTACCTTTGTCTGTTCCTGCGATGGCTTCGCGGGACTTGAGTTCGAACGCATAGGTCTTGTCACCGAACTGAAACGCCAGCTTGCCGGACTCTTTCAGGCGCATACGGAAGCGTACAGCCTTGGAGCCGGGCAAGCGTAGGGCGTCGAAGGCCGCTTGAGTTGACCGGTATTCGCCCGTTTCGACTGCCGTTTCTGGGGTTGGTTCCATGCCTTGATGCGTCGTGACAAACACACGGTGGCGCGTGACGCGTGCTTCGAAAACGTTGGGGTCAGTCCACGACTCTGACTTCGTGCGACCGCGACGGGTGTTGTCGGCTTTCAGGTCGCCACCGTTCACCACCTTCATAGTCGCCATGTGGCGAAGGTCGGCTTCGGCCATTTCTTGGGTAATCAGATGTTCAGGAACATCGGCGTTAAGCGAAACGTAACCGTCTTCGTTGTCCTGATCGACAATTGGGTTGTCTGCTACGTGTTCGCGGCCTGCACGTTGACGGTAAATCGGAGTGGACATTTTCAATTCTCTGAATGGGTTGGGAAAGCGGGAAGTCTATATTTCACTTCCCGCGTTGTAAAGCGAAATCAATCGCTTACAGGCAAATCAGCCAGTTTGACAAGGTTGGCAACGCGCAACTGTTGCGGTCGGCAGTGAAGCCACATTTCGGACGTGAACATTTCGTACACGACAGGCGAAGCCGAAACGTCTTCTTTGATCCAGCACGGAGCGCAACGCAGACCGCCGCGATACCAGTGTGTTGCGTCTTGTGGCGCATCGTTGCGGAACGGGTCTACATTCTTTTCTAAGCCCGATTGAATCGCCTTTTCTAACACCGTTTCGGTTCGTTTGAACGATGACAGGTCGGCGTGTGCGTCGATGCTGGTAATCGGCCCCGGTTTCAACTGGTCGAAAGGAATAGGGTCGTTCAGTTCGAAGACTTCAAAATCTTTCGTGTCGGTCATTCGAACCAGTTCGCTTGCTACAGCGCACCAGACTTCGGAACCCATGCCGGATTTGATGTAGTGACCGAAAAACACATTCCCGTTTTTCATGACGAATTGATGGGTTGCCATCAAGCCAGACAGTTCGGTTACGCGTGGTTGCGATTCGCCGAAGAATGCCGACGCTTCTAACGAAGAGTGAAGGCTAGTCGCCGCCGCCATCTTTTTGTGGTCGATAATGATAGGGTGCGCAACGCAACGGCAATTGTACGCCTCTGGTGTCTCTGGACGATGCAGCGGGCGGCGTGTGCGTGGGTCTAATGCACCCGTCCAGAGATAGCGCGGAACGGCCTTGTAACCGGCGATGGCCTTTTCTGCGATTGCATCAAGGTAGGCTTTAGGGTCGTTCGCAATGTGGCGGAACTCAAGCGGGCAATAGCCGTTCGCGTTCAGGTATTGGGCCAGCTTGCGGCGCTTCATTGGCTCCGTTGCTGGGTTGGATGGGTCTTTGGGGTCGTGCAGGTAGTGGCGAGAACCCTTTTTCAGTTCAGGGCCGACGCGCTTGATGATAACGGTATGGTTAAGCGGGATGTTGTGAAGTCGGCGTTCTGCGTAAACGTCGTCACGCTCAAAAAGAAAAATCATCGTAATTCACCTATCAGGAAAGGGCGACCGGGATTAGCCGCCCTGTACCGCTATTTAACTGCCGTAACCGTCCAGAAAATTCAGGGTGTTGACCATCGGGGCGAACCCGGTCGATGCGAACTTGTCGGTTGTCATTTTCCAGCCCAGACGAATGCGAATGTCTTTCGTCTCACTCCACGGATAAACGACATAAAATTCGAACCCGATCAGTTTGCCGGTGGTGTGGTCAGTGTACGTTGTGTGGTACGCGCCTGCAATCTTGTATTTGTCGGAAATGTTCGGGTTTCCGTTGGTCAACAGTATATCGTTCGGGTCGAATGGCAATGACACCTTTTGCGACCAACCGTAAATAGGGTTTCGAATCATCCAGCCGATGCGATTCAAATAGCCTTTGAAACCGGTGGTGATTCCGGGGAACCACGAACGTTTCGCGACATAGCCTTCGTCACCTTGCGGCGGGTTGTCATAGGTGCCGTAAAGACCGCCCCAAGTGTACCCGGTAGAACCGTAGGGTTGCGCGCTAGTAAACGCCGCGATGAACGGAGCGACGAAAGGAATCGTCAGAGTCAGGACGAAATCGACAACCACATACGCCGACCATTTCAGGTACGCCAGTTGCCAAGTGAACAGGGCCATTACCAGACCGAAGACCGGCAACAACAGAACGGCAATGACCATCAACAGGCCCATGCCAAGGGTTTTCAGGAAGTTCATTTGTTACATACTCCAGAGGCTGAAATTGATTACGCGAATGTGCATCGCCAGAGGCGAAATATTCAGGTTCGGGGCGTAGCTTTCCGGTTCCGGGTCGGCTGCGTCCATTTCGGCATTGATCGAATCAATCATTGCCTTTTGTTGTTCAGAAAGGCCCATCTTTGCGAACTTCTTTTTGGTAAGTGCCATCTTTGTTACTCCACCGACAGGTTTGGAAGAATTTGGGAAGGTTTGAAAATCACCTTGTAATGGTACGGGTCAGTTTTCAGACCGTCCATTTGTTCGGCGAAGTAAGACAGGTTCCCGGAAAGGCCAAGATAGTGGCGCTTGTACTCGTTCGGGCCGACTTTGCACGTCACTTTCAGGGCTTGCGACGATTGCAAATCCATACTGCAAAGACCTTCGATGGTCAGCAGGTATTCCCCGTTCATGCTGTTGTAAAACGACACGCGGCGTTCGACTTGGAAGTTATCCGCCGCATTCGACAGGTTTCGGTTTACCACGGAAGCGTCATCGCACGCAGTCAGGGCCAGAGCGGAACCCAGCAAGAACAGGGCGCGTGCAAGGCGTTTGCCAGAAGCACGACCACCAATAACGACAACATCTTTACGTTCCATCTTTGTTTCTCCTTTGCTGGTTACGAAAACGCCGTCATTGTGACATGACGGCGTTGGGTTGTGAAGCGATTTATTTCATTAGGCTTTTTGGGTGCGGTCTTCGCCCGAAGCCTTGTCGAAACCGAAGGTCACGTCGGGGGTTTTCCGGTCGATACTTTCCAGATGCGCGGCGATCTTGGACAACACCAGCCAGCCCGAAGACAGCACCGCCCAAATCAGGACACCGACGACCCAAACAAGGAGGATGGCACCGAAACCGGCAAGGTCTGCTTTGAAAAACGCACCGATCAGGGCCAGAGCGCAGAACACGGTAAGAATCCAGAACGACAGCTTCACAAAGAAGTTCATTACGGAGACAGCAAGGTTATTCAGTTTCATTTATTCGTTTCCTTCTTGGGTTTGGGTAGGTTTCGGGGAAATGATAACACGCCCCACGTTAGATGCAAGTTCCGTAACCGCATCACCTTCACGAATGTACGTCACGTTAAGACCACGCGAACCGGCACGCGTAACGAGAAAAGGTTTAAAGCCGGATTCGTCTTCCACGAAACACGCTCGACCGGTGCCCATCATACGGTCAACGTGGCCTAGCGCCGCTTGCAGGCGTCGAACGTCGTCAGGGTTGATACGGCTGAAATCGACGAACAAATCGTCGTCACGGTGTCCATAGTCGCGACGGGTGCCATAGGTTCCCGGAACCAGTTGTTCAGGCTGGTCGAAGACGACCGGTTCGTCTGGAACAAGCGCGGCCATCGGTGAACTGTCGCGAATGAACATTTCGCATTTGGTATAGCTCTTTGCGTCTTTCAACTGGCTGCGCGTAAGGGCGTACAAGGCCGCGAAGTTCAGGGAAAGCACCAGAGCAATCCAGAAAGCCAACTGCCAGTAATCGCCAGAGATTGCCAGACCAGCAAGGAAGAAATAAGCGAGTGCGTAGAACATAAGTCACCTTTTGAAGAAATATAGAACAAAGTGGAGAATCGTTGCCGCGACAACGGCTAGGGTAATTTTCCAATGCGGGTCGGGGTGTGCGACAGCCAAGTACAGAGAAACGAAACAACAGACGTAAGCGACGAACAGAAGAAAGAACAGAAAGAACTTGAACAGCCGATTCACGGTGTAACCCTCCTTTGATATCAGGATACAGACCAGAGGGTTACAACCAAAGTTCCTAAGTCGCTATTTATTCCGATTCGTCTTCGACGGATTCGACGTAAACCGAACCATGTTCGCCGGACACTTTCAATTCAGAAAGCAATTCCGCGATTTCCGTTCCCTTGTACGAATGTGGCAGGAAAGGGACGTTCGGAGACTTGACCGCCGGTTCATGTTTCATCACCGAAAGAATAAGCGCCTTCCACTTCTCCCACGTCTGCGCGGCACCGATACCGTGCGACACTTTGACGCTATCAGTCCGAATCATGTCCGGGCGCGCTGCGTCGGTACGGTGGGAAGCGAATTGCAATTCCGTCGCCGTGTAGGTGATGGGCCAAGGCGCGCACATGATCGACTTGAGTTGCGCGCCGTTGCCTATGGCGTTGTACAGGTCGTTGTTCTGAAACACCGTACCGTCAAGGTCTGCGCCTACAAAGTTGGTTCCGCGAAGGTTGCAGCTAAGAAGGCGGGAGCCAACGACCTTGGAACGCGAAAAGTCCGCGTGCATGAACTCCGTTCCAAGGATGGTGCAGCCCAACAGGGATACGGCGGACAAGTCCGCATCGTTGAACTTGGCGCCTTGGATTTCGCAGCCGATGAAAGATACGCCGGTACTACCGGTGTGAACCCCGTTAAAGTTCGCCTTGTGCAGATTGCAGCGCGTAAAGGATGTGTCGATAAGTACGCAGTTCGACAAGTCCAGTTCGGTCAAATCCAGACCTTCCACTTTCACGCCGAAAATGACATTCCCTTTCAGTGTGTCACGGTCGCCGGTCATCAAGACCGATAAAAATTCGTCGTGGTCGATAACGACCGGCTTTTTGGTTTGCATTTGTGTTGCCCTTTGCTGGTTGGTTTCGGCGATGATAACACGGATACAGAAAGGCCGCACAATAGCGCGGCCTTATTTCCCATCTGCGCCAGTTCAGCGCGTGATAGTGACGACTCGATCAAGCCGGGCCGAATAAGGCAAGTTGTAGGAGAAAAGTTCTCCGGTCTTGCTGCAACGAATCTTGACGGCCACTGTAGAACCGTTTTTGTTGACGCTTTCGACAACACCGTTAGACGGGTCGGAACTTCCTTGCAGGTTTATAACGTCGCCGCGTATCACGGAACCCGCGTTGATTGTGCCCATGTGTTGCCCTTCCTTTATGAGTATGTCGCGGCTGGCCGATTGCCTAACCTATCGTATGCGACCACCATAAAGGAAGGTAGTTCAAAAGCCTACTTAGACACCTTCGCCGGTTTGGCCTTAATGGCGCGTTCGGCGTCTTTGATGTAGCAATAACCTTCGGTGCCGTTCTCTGTCAGGTACATGATTTCGCCGTCAAGAACTTGAACGATCAAGTTCGAAAGCAAAGAGTCATCGACCACACGTTTCGGGCGAATATAGAAATCGACTTGCGCTTGGCCGTCTTCGGTGACTGGAACGCCCTTCTTGAAGGTGGGCCAGCTAACGAAATCAACAAGGTCGGTTTCCCCGTCGTTAAGAAGCAAATCGTTCAGGCTGATGTTCGACGCATCGCCGCGCATCCCGGCTTCAAGAAAGATCGCCCCGACACCTTTCCCAACGATCAACGCAGCGGCTTGCATGATCAGTTCACATTGCGACTTGCTTGGTTTCCATTGTGCAGACATGTTCTATTCTCCGTTTCGGGTAGGTAAAGGGTTAGGCGAATTTGCCCAACAGAAGGCGCGGCATTTTGTAGATATGGAAGACGTGTTGAGTGTGGCGGATGTAGGCGCCTTCCTGAACTTCACGGTTCGACAACCAGCTAAAAGGGCGCTGCGTGTCCATGGCGTTCATGGTGGCGTTGCGGGTTGCTTCGGTGTACTCGTTAAAGATGTTCATTTCGCTTTCTCCGTTTTGGGTAGTAAGTGGGGAGGATATTATTTCACTCCCCGGATGCTGTCAACAGATTAAGCGAAAAGAATTTCGTTCATCACTTGTTTGCAGTTGGCTTTCTCGATTTCGATTTGTTCGGCCTTGGTCATCACGACGCCCTGTTGGTTGTTGCCGTTGCGAACACGGGTCGCCCAATACATCGCATCGGAAGCGAAAGCGCATGTCGGGGCGTTCTGCACTGCGTTGACGCGGTGGGAAACCCAATCAACGCACATGCCGCCAACCACGACCACAAAGCCAGCGACGTCGGTGATGTTTTCGAGGATTTGAAGTTTCAGGGCCAGACGGGAGAAGACAGGGTTTGCCATCGCCTCTTTGGCTTTCTTGTGGCAGTCTTTCAACGCAGCTTTGAACATGTCCGCGTAAGACAGCTTAACGCCAGCTTTTGCAGCTTCGGCGACGGTGGCTTTGGTCAGGGCGTGGGCTTTAGTCATTACGTTCATGTTTTCAACTCCGTTTAGGGTAGTTCGTTTCGGTATAGGCGCCATTCTACCGGAATAGAACGGCGCGTCAACACTTTATTTCACTAACCGCGTTCGGCCCTTCCGCGTTGCCCGTTATAGGTGTTGTTAAACCGACCCAAAATATAGTCCGGTCGCCGCTGTTCTTGAGTAGTCACCGCAAGGATGCGCCAACCTTCGTCAAGTTCAGCCTGTAGCGCGTCGGTGCAATAGTCCTGACACAATTTCAGGTCGTTGCAGTTATGCAGATGGAACCCGCTCAACGGGCTATTGGTGCGCTCGTTCCAGCCGGGGTTTTCTGGGTTACGGTCTGGGTCGCCGGACTCAAGACGAAGCGCGGCCAATTCCATGCGTTCGATAAGGGTGAACATCTTGTCTTCGATTCGTTCACGGTCGTAGAACAGTTCTACGTTAGCCACGGAATACCGCGCCGGGTCTTCGCCGGTCGGAGACTCTTTGTAGTTGGTGAAACGACCGGTACTAATCATGATCGTCGCCAGCGCGGCGTCATCGACCAAGATAATGTCGTTCCCATACCAATGTTTTTCTTTCCAGCTTTCGACGCCGACGTTAGGCAGGGAAAGAACCCAAGCGCGCATTTCATCGCGGAAGCCTTGGGACATAGCTTCCCGGTCTGGTTCTACATAGCTATAGAAGCTTGGAAGGTTCAGGGTCATTCGGTAAAGTTTCATGGTTTAGCCTCTGGGGTTTGGGTAGGCGAATTTTAGGTCTGTTATTTCACTCCGTCAAGCCATTTGTTCCGACAATCTGCGACGGGGTAGAATGCCACCACGCAAACCGACCAGCGGACGCCCGCAACCTGTCGGAATCACCCAATAGATAGCGCCGCGCTGACGGCGAAACGGAACCGAAATAGATGGCAGCGCAAAACAAATTTTACATGCTGAACCCGTACCTAAAAAGGTTCTGGCGAACCCGTTCACGTTACAAGGTAATTTATGGCGGTCGCGCTTCGGGCAAGTCCCATGACGCGGCTGGCATGGCTGTATATCTGGCCGCGAACTACACGCTGAAATTTCTTTGCGCCCGTCAGTTCCAGAACCGGATTTCCGAATCTGTCTATGCGTTGATCAAAGACAAAATCGAAAATTCCGAATACAAAGACGATTTCGAAATCCTCAAGACGACCATTCGTCACAAAAAGACCGGTTCCGAATTTATCTTTCTTGGTATCGCCCGCAACCTTTCCGAAATCAAATCGCTTGAAGGCGTAGACATTCTTTGGTTGGAAGAGGCCCATTACCTTACGAAAGAACAATGGGAAGTCATCGAACCGACGATTCGTAAAGAGGGGTCTAGTATATGGATCATCTTTAACCCTAACGAACTGGCCGATTTCGCATACCAAAACTTTGTCCTGAATCCGCCACCGGATACGGTCAAAGTGATGATGAATTTTCCGAACAACCCCTATCTTTCCGAAACGATGATGCAGGTTATCAGGGCCGCGAAAATGCGTGACCCGGACGGCTTTAACCACATTTATTTGGGCCAGCCAAAGACGGGCGGCGATAAGTCGGTCATTAACCTGAAATTCATTCTTTCCGCTATTGACGCACACAAGAAGATTCCGGGTTGGGAGAAGACTGGACAGAAGCGAATCGGGTACGACGTGGCCGACGATGGCGACGACCTGAACGCCACCTGTTCGACCCACGGCAACATCATCGACGGTCTGGACGAATGGCAGGGTCTAGAAGACAAGCTTCTAGAATCGGCTACGCGGGTCTTCAACGAAGCCATGATGCGCGGTGCTAACGTCACCTATGACAGTATTGGCGTGGGCGCAGCGGTCGGGAACCAGTTCGTCAACTTGAACAAGGCAGGCCGTGGCTTTACGCTGGAATACGACGCCTTTAACGCTGGTGGCGCTGTACGCGACCCGAAAGAGCCGTTCATGGTGCTACCACATACCACCATCACCAATGCCGACCACTTTTCGAACATCAAGGCGCAGGCATGGCACGAAGTCGCGCAACGTTTCTTCAAGACATACGAAGCCATTGAACTTGGAGTCAAACACCCGATTGACGAACTTATCTCAATCGACAAAGACGCCATTAACGACGATGAAAAGCTAAACCGTATGTGCCTTGAACTTTCTTCGCCGCGTAAAGACATTGATATGTCTGGTCGCTTCAAAGTCGAAAGCAAAAAGGACATGAAAGAGAAGCGCAAGATTAAATCCCCGAACATGGCAGACGCCGTAATCATGGCAGCTATGAAACCCCTTCGCGCTCCGAAAGGGTTCTTCGATTTTTAATCGTTCAGTGGGTCGCGGCGAGCAACACCAGACAGGACGCCGCGACCAACACATAAAAGAACATAGCCTTTGCGATAATCGAACCCATCAGAAATATTTCCCAAGGCAGATAGGGCCAATTCCAAGTTCGATGGAAACGGCGTTGTCCAACTGGCGACCGCAGCAAGAACACGACCCGGTTCGTTTGCCGTACAGCTTCGCGGATTCAAGCGGGGTTTGCAGGGCCAAGACGATCTTGTCGGAAATTTCCTGTATCACTTCACGCGAACGATAGAACACGCCGCTTGTGATTTTCCCCAGATAGAAACCGTCAGGGGTCTTAACGTACAGGCTCCCGGCGTTCTGGCTATGTGGCGCGGCTTCGTAAACAACCATTTCCCCGTCAGTACCGAAAGAAAGGCGCATTTTCGGCTTTTTGATGCCGGTTCCTTTCGCCTTGCTCATTGCAGCGGTTACGCCCTCAATCGAAACTTGTCCGTTCTCTTTCGCCTTTTCTGCGATTTCTTCGCGCTCTTTGCGGGCGTTAGCTACAGACTCAATCGTCTTGTAACAGGCCGCTAACTGACGTTCGGTCAAAGAGCCATAGAACAGGATTGATTCCCGCATAGACATGGCAAACGGATAGGTTCCGCTGTTCTCAATCCAACCCCAAACAGCCGGGTGTTCGGCCTTGAACGCGTCAACCTTCTGTTGCAGCTTCGTGCGAACACCTTCGGCCTTCTTTGTCCGATTCTTTTCGCGTGCCGCTGGGGAAGACTTGTAGGTAATCTTTCCTTTACCCTTACATTTGGTGCATTGGGCGTGACCCAGAGAAGACGGGAAACGGTAAGTTCCAGAACCGCCGCACTTTGCGCAGTTCTCGACCCAGACTTGTTTTTCTGTCGGAGCCTTCACCGATTTGTTTTTGCTGGCGTCTTCCATGGTTGCCGGAAGGTCTGACGCGACTGGCAAAGTGTCGAAATCGTCGCCAAGGTCTTCGAAGCCTTTGAACGCTGGTGCTGTCATGTCGATTACTCCGTGAAAGGTAGTGGTTTGTTAAACGCGATTCTAAAGGCGATATTTCACTAGGTCAACACGATTCTGAAAATAATGTTCACTAGGAAGGCAAAAGGAACGGTCATCGCTGGGAGAATGGGCACGGGGAATGCCTGCGCAATGAACATAAAACGAGAAAGGCGCGGCCATATCCTTGGACATGCCGCGCCTTGTTACTTCTGGTGGATTCGACGAATCCTTTCGGCCAAAGGTGGTTCGTATTTTTCCAGCCTATCCCGAAGCCTGTAGTTTTCTTCGTACAGTTCTTTGTTCCTTACGGCGTGGCGTTTAAGGTCAGATGCCAGCCGGTTGGCGTCACCTTGCGACAACTCCAAAAGGTCTTTAATCAGCTTGTACGAAGCTTCGGACACACACGGTTCGCTGTTGTCGCCGGGGTGCCCGTTGTGGATTCGTACCGCGTAGAAAACGGCTGTCTTCATTTGCGCACACACACCAGCGAAAAGGTGTAGCCATCCGAAATGATATCGAACATGTCTTTATAAGGCAGGTAGTTTGCCCGGTACACCGCGCCGTCAGCGGTTCCGATGTAGCCGCCTGTTCTTGGGTCGCGGCTCATTACCGGCGACATGAAAGAGTAATGGCGAACGGGGTCGATGATCATGAATTGGTTCGGTGCGTGTTCGCCCGAATAAGCTTTGAAAGGGGCGACCGCGCCGGTGTGGTTGTTGGTTGCGGTGCCGGTGCAAGATTGGGCGTCACCGAAGTGGGCTTGTGACGAAGCGAACGCCGAACCAGCGGACATAATCAGGGCGATTGCAGCAATATACTTTTTCATTTTTGAAACCTTCCATTTGTTCTTTGGGGGTTTTGGATCAGTTCGAAGGGCGTTTGATTTCTGCGCACTCAAGCCGCGAATCTGCGTCACCGAAAGCCTGTTTCCCGGATAGCGACCATTCGCAATCCGCCTTACTTTCGTATACAGTAGCGGGTGTTTCGTAGGCGCTTACATCGCAGTTGTATTCAGACCCGTGACAGGTCAAAACCGCGATCATCCATCCGATTGCTTGAAGGTGCATTTTTGGGAACTCCGTTTGGGGTGACGCAAAGATATGCGAACGACGATAAGTTGGCAAGCCGTTTTCGAAAATATTTCATTCATCCTCATATCGACGGATACCGACACAATGCGAATCTTACCCTTTGGCCGCAAGAAAGACCGCCAAGAAGCCGAAAAGAAGGCGAGCGAACAGGCCATCCAGCTACGCGGCGAATTCGACCCGCTGGATACCCGTTCACGCTCTGTTTCCAGTCGCGGCGAAGACTGGCCGGAAGACAAGGAAGACAAAGGGCCGACCCTTCTTACGGTCGATAACTTCCCGGTCTACCACAAGCCAAAGGAAATCGGCGGAAAGGGTACGTTCTCCCGTGGCGTTGCGATGGACGAAGCTTCGTATAAGTCCCTAGCGCTTGATGACGCAGAAACCGGCGCGGGTAGCCTCAAGGCCAGCGCCATGTCTAACTACCAAGTCCCGGAAGCGCTGCAACAGTGGTACAACTCCCAAGGCTTTATCGGCTATCAGGCGTGCGCCCTGATCGCGCAACACTGGCTTGTTGATAAAGCCTGTTCCATGGCCCCGAACGACGCAGTTCGAAACGGTTGGGAACTTAAAGCTGATGGCGTAGACCTTGACGAAGAAACCGTGAAGGCGTTTCGCGAACTCGACAAGTCTATGAAGGTCAAAGAAAACCTTGCGGAACTTGCCCGGTTCAAGAACATTTTCGGCATTCGTATTGCGATTTTTGAAGTCGAGTCCGACGACCCGGACTATTACGAAAAGCCGTTCAACATCGACGGAGTTACCGAAGGTTCGTACAAGGGTATTTCGCAGATTGACCCGTATTGGATGACGCCGCTAATGACAGCCGCGTCAACTTCTAACCCCGCTGCGATCAACTTTTACGACCCAGAGTATTGGGTGATTTCGGGCAAGAAGTACCACCGGTCGCACCTTGTCATTTGTCGCGGCCCGCAACCCGCCGACATTCTCAAGCCGACTTATATTTTCGGCGGTATTCCGCTGACCCAGCGCATTTACGAACGCGTGTACGCCGCTGAACGTACCGCCAACGAAGCGCCATTGCTCGCCCTGAATAAGCGCACAACTGCCATTCACTTGGACGTTGAAAAGGCGATGGCAAACGAAGGCAACTTCGTTAAGCGTCTTCTGTTCTGGGTTAAACACCGGGATAACTACGGCGTTAAGGTTCTGGGCAAAGATGAAGTTATGGAACAGTTCGACACGAACTTGGCCGACTTCGATTCTGTCATTATGAACCAATACCAACTTGTCGCGGCCATCGCCAAGACCCCGGCAACCAAAATGCTTGGCACTTCGCCGAAAGGTTTCAACGCAACGGGCGAGTTCGAAACTGTTTCGTATCACGAAGAGTTAGAGAGTATCCAAGAACACGACTATGACCCGATGCTAGAGCGTCATTACCTGATCGCGAATAAGCACTTGGGCTATAACGTGTCGCTTGAAATCGTATGGCAACCGGTAGATTCCATCGGTGCAGTTCAACGCGCCGCCCTGAACTTGACGAAAGCGCAGACCGACGAAATCAACGTTAACTTGGGCGCTGTATCGCCTGACGATGTTCGCGAACGCATCAAGGAAGACCGTCACAGTTCTTACAATTCCCTGACTGACGAGAAAGCATCGCCAGAAATGGGCATGTCCCCGGAAAACTTGGCCGCGTTGGAGAAGGCCGGGGCCGAACAGAAAAAGGGTGACGCTGATCTAACCCAAGCTGGCGACCCACAAGGCCCGCAAGCCCAGACCGAACCAGATGCACCCGGCAGCACGCAAAAGCCTGCATTGGCCCCAGCGGAAGCCCCAGCCAAGCCACAACAGGCCAACCCGCTGGCCGCTACCGTCGAACAGGTTCAGCAGGCTATCGAAGCGGTTTCCGATGCTCTGATGCCCGAAGGTGAATCGGACGGTTTCGACGCTCTGTCGGGTATTCAACGCACCGTCAAACCAAGCGTGACAGGCATTGACGCAACAGTCGGCGGCATTCACAACGTTATCCCGCAAATGCCAGAATCCGACATGCCAAAAATCAAGTTGAACGGCATTGTTACTTGCATTGAAAACCCACGCGGAACCGTGCGCCGTGGCAAGAATGGTGATTGGGCTATCAAAATGCCGCACCACTACGGCTACGTTAAAGGAACTCAAGGCGCGGACGGTGACGCGGTAGACTGCTTTGTCGGCCCTAACTTGAAGTCGAAAAACGTCTATGTTGTAAACCAACTGAAACAAGACGGTTCGTTCGACGAACACAAGTGCATGATGGGCTTTGATAGCCAAGAAGAGGCCGAAGCCGGTTACAACGCTTCTTACTCCGAAGGCTGGACGGGCAAAGGGCCAGTAACGGCTATGAACATTAACGACTTCCGCCGTTGGGTTCGCAGTCCGAAAGCAACTAAACCAACAGTGGACGGCCTGTAATGGCCGTTTTTAAAGCTTCCAAGGAACGCAAAAGGAAATCCCCTGACCCGGTGGGTCGGGGGAAGCCCATTATTCCCTCCGTGGCTATTGAGGGGGTTTATTCCCGGAAGATGAACCAACTAGCCAATTCAATGCGCGCAGACTATCGGGAGAAGTTGCACGAAGTCATGCGCGAAAAGATGGTCAAGGAACACTATGCAAAGGACGCATCTGTAACTTCCGCTTTCACTTCAACTCTGAAAGGTTTGAAAACCCGTTGGTCTTCGATCTTTGAAGGGTTCGCCAGAGTTATGGCCCCGGAATTTGTGGAAGACGCGGCAAAGGCTGCAAGTGATACAACGCTGTTTAGTTTGCGGGCGGCTGGTTTGAAGCAACCACGGGCCGAATATAACGAGTCCATTTCAAACCTTTTGCAGTCGTCGAAAGACTACAACCACACTCTAATCACCGGTCTTTGTGAAGAGGCGCACGAAAAGGTATACAGCGCCGTTATGCTTTCGTTAACATCGCCTGACCCAGCCCAACAGGGTATGTCGGGGATTCGGAACGCGCTTACAGAAATGGGCGTGTTTACAGAAAACCGAATCAAGCTGATTACCAAAGACCAAACGTCTAAAGTTTATTCGGCTGTTAGTACAAGCCGGATGAAAGAAAACGGCGTTACTAAGTTCGAATGGTTGCACACTAGCGCCGGGAAAGTTCCGCGACACTCACATGTTGAGAAAGACGGCGTAGTTTTCGACATTGACGATAAACGTTTGTGGGAAGGCCCGAAAGCCGACCAAGGGCCACCGGGTTGGGCAATTAACTGTCGTTGTCGTGCTGTTCCAATCATTGGTTGGATGGAAGACGACGATTGATGCGGGTTCCCAAGGACGGGAAGTTTTAACTAATCGGAATTGAACTTATTGAAGTTTCCAGTTTCAAAACATAAACCCAACCGGAATAACCGCCATGACCGCTCAAGCTATCAAATCGACATTGATTCAATCGACGGAAAGTTACTTGAATTCGACTGTTTTAGGGATAAAGTTTTGCTTTGTCGATTTGGTGTTGTTCGTTGCGTGCCTTGTGTACGTTGTTGCCTAAGTTGGCGCGGCAGTTTCGTTAATGGGATTGCCGCGCAACTTTTCGACAAGTTAGGAAGTTGCATATTTATTTCGAAAGTTGCTTTTAAACACTCGACACGATTAAAACCGAACCATATAATGGCCGGAACAGACACAAACGGTATTAGTTCCAATGGCTTCGGCACGCGAAATTGACGATAACGGGTTTCTTCTAGTTAAAGATTGTCCTTTGACTAGCTTCGGTATCTTCGAATACGGCGCCGGTCAACTGGACTTGCCGGGCGACCCTATGCGGATCGTCAAAGTTTACCGCCCAGAGTCCGCAGTTTCCGACCCCGCGTTCTTAGCAAGCCTGCGCAACATTCCGATGATCGACGATCACGCTATGTTGTCTGGTTTCCAGAATGACGAAGAATCGGACGCGCCGGAAGATAAGGGCGTTGACGGTATCTTAACTGGCGACGTTGAATACGCCGCTCCGTGGACACGGGGTAGCATCAAAGTATTCTCCCGGAAAATGCAACAACTGTTGTTGCGCGGCAAAAAGGATTTGTCGTTGGGTTACGGTTGCCGTTATACCGAAAAGCCGGGCGTCTGGGAGGGGCAAGCTTACGAAGTTGTTCAGGATCAGTTGCGCGGCAATCATATCGCTTTAGTCGGCGAAGGTCGCGTGCCCGGTGCGCGTGTCCTTGATGGTCTTTGCTTCGATCATCTGAACTTTGAAATCAACCCACGCAAAAAGGGAAACGACACCATGCCACGTCAAACACGCGGGCGCGCTGCCGACAGTTCCGCCGTTGCCGAACTTCAAAAGCTGTTGCCACTGTTGGCCCAAGCTTTCGGCAACTTTCTGAATGAAGAAAAGGCCGAACCAGAACACGACGCCAATGCAGAACAGACCGACCCGGATATTTCGGCGCAGTCTGAAAACCAAGCCGACCCGGAACAATCCGCTGATCCAGCCACGACCGCTGACCCAGCAGTCACGGAAGACCCGGAAGTTTCGCAAGGCAATGAGCAAGGCGACGAAAACGTGACCGACGACGAAAACAAGTCGGACGCGGAAAAACACGAAGCAACCGGCGAACTTCAACACGAAGCAACCGGCGATATCGGCGACATGATTAAGCAAGTCGAAGCGATCCTGTTGCAAATCAAAAAGGCCACGGGTCAAGGGGCCACCGATGCAGTCGAAGGGCTTCAAGAATCGCCGGTCGAAGGCGCGCAAGTACAAGCGGTATCGTGCGACGAAAACGGCGACCCGATGCAAGCCGACGACGAACTCGACAACGACCAGTTGCCAGCATCCGACGACCAGACCGTCGAAATCGCAGGAAAGGGCGAAGACGCTGCGCTTAGCCGTTTCTATGCTGATTTGGCTCGTAAGGATCGCACTTACAACCGGGTTAGTGCCGTGGTTGGCGCATTCAATGCACGCGGCATGGACGCGGCTGGTGTCGCTGTTTACGGGCTGAAAAAGTTCGGCCTGACCGCTGCCAAAGGCAACGAACAGGCTGTACTTGACGCTTACCTTCACGGCGTCGAAAACGGTCTGAAAAAGACCAGTCAAAAACCTGCAAACACTGCAATGGACGCCGCCAGCAAGGGCGCGACTGACGCAATGGATGCTTACCTGAACGGTGGGAAATAACCATGCCTTTTCAACAAGTTGTAAACCGTGCGTACACCACCGGTTTCGTCGGTGAGTTCGTCCGCATTGGCCCGAAACGCGTCCGTGTTGGTCGCATCATTGCGAACGTACAGAACGCACCGAACCGCATCGGTCGCGCTGTCGGCTACGTTAGCGACCTGTCTGTCGTTGGTTCCGCTGGTTCTCACACTCTGGCCGCTGATTCTGACGCCTTCCGCGTTGGCGACCCGATCTTCGCCGGCCTGATGATTCACCCGAAACACTACGCTCTGTCTGGTGTTGCCGGTGATTCTCTGGCCCCGTCCCTGAACCTGCCGAACGGTTCCGAAGTCGAAGTCGCCTACATGGCTACGGGTCTGGTCGTCGAACTGGTCAACCACACCACCGCAGAAATCGACGCCAAATTCGGTTGGGCTTTGGCCTACGTTTCCAGCGCCACCACCGCCGTGCAAAACCCGGTCGGCCTGGATATCGGCACCCTGATTGTGTATGACCCTTCTGGCGCTGTTCCAGACGGTTATGTCGCTATCCCGAATTCCCGCATTACCAACGCGGTGACTATCGGCGCATCGGCTGTCGGCGCAATCATCGGCGCTACCACCATCGTAGACCTGACCCAATAAGGGTTGGTAATCGAAATCCTAGCCCTAATAAGGGTTAGGTTTCACCGAAAAGAATTCAGTTAGGAGATTCACGCATGAGCCGTGTTGTCAGCAAAACGCATTCGCGATTGGCCGGTGGTCAAGCCCGCCAGTTCGCAATGGACGCCAATATCACCGCCGCCGCCGTGCAACAACTGGCGCGCATCGGTCTGAACTTCGACCACGCCACCGTTTCCGGCCAGATTCAGGAAATGGCCCGCGCTGGTATGTTGGGCGGCAACAAAGGTGGTCAGGGTATGGACGCCGCGTTCATCGCGCCGGTTACTACCCCTTCCATTCCGACCCCGATTCAGTTCCTGCAACAGTGGTTGCCGGGCTTCGTCAAGGTCATGACCGCCGCCCGTAACATCGACGAAATCGTCGGTATCTCGACTGTCGGTTCGTGGGAAGACGAAGAAATCGTTCAAGGTATCGTTGAGCCAGCAGGCACCGCGACCGAGTACGGCGACTGGTCGAACATCCCGCTTACTAGCTGGAACACCAACTTCGAAAAACGTACCGTAGTTCGCGGCGAAATGGGCTTCACCGTTGGTCTGTTGGAAGAGGGCCGCGCCGCTGCAATGCGCCTGAACTCCGCTGACACCAAACGCCAACAAGCTGGCGTATCGCTGGAAATCATGCGGAACGCCATCGGCTTCTATGGCTGGACTGGCGGCGGTTCTAACCGTACCTTCGGTTTCCTGAACGACCCGTCGTTGCCTGCGTTCATCACCGCCGCTTCTGGTGGTTGGGCCGCTGCCGACTTCAAAGCGATTATCGGCGACGTTCGTGAAGCTGTGCGCCAACTGCGTACACAATCGCAAGGTCAAATCGACCCTCAAAAAGTCGCTCTGGTCTTCGCTGTTCCGACCGACATGATTGATTACCTGACCGTGACCACCGATTTCGGTATCTCGGTTGTGGACTGGATCAAACAGACCTATCCGAAGATGCGTGTTACTTCGGCGCCGGAACTGATGGACGCCAACAGCGACGGCACCGAAGGCGTGTTCTACCTGTTCCCGGAAGATATCGACAGTTCTGTCGATGGTTCGACCGATGGCGGCGAAGTCTTCGTTCAACTGGTTCAGTCGAAATTTATCACTCTGGGCGTTGAAAAACGCGCGAAGTCGTACATTGAAGACTTCTCCAACGCCACCGCTGGCGTAATGTGCAAACGCCCTTGGGCTGTCGTTCGTTACCAGTTCTAACCAACTGGTTCGGCGATCAATAAAGCGGGTGTAAAAGCCCGCTTTACTTTCAACAGATTGCGGCAGGCTGTAGGGGCTTAGTTCGCGACTTAATTACAGGGACTACAAAACCATGAGTGTATACATTCTTTCGACGATGACTAACAGTGTTCGTTATCGCACTTACGATACAACCCGACCTGACGCACCGCGTCCTGTTGGCAAAGACATTTTCATTCAGGGCGGCAAAGGTCTGGCCTCTGAACGTTCGGGCTTTGGTGACAAAGAAAACTGCAAGGTTAGCGGGAATCCTATTTGGACTGCCCAAGGCTTCGTCACCCCTGTTAGTGATTCGGATTACGAACGCTTGCAACTTCAACCAACTTTCAAGCGGCATTTGGATCGCGGTTTGTTGAAAGTCCTGAACAAAGACATTTCCGAAAACCACGGCGCAATCACCAAAGAAGTGCGTAGCATGGAATCGGACGGCTTCGCACCAATGAGCGCATCGCGCCTTGGCGGCACCGTTAAAGTGTCTACCAAAAACATCGACGTAGAACAGAAGTTCCGTCTGTAATAGGAGAAACGCCCAATGGCGACATTCAACGCCGCGCTGTTACGCGCTCAATTTCCGACATTCGCCGATGTGAGTAAATATCCTGACGCGATGTTAGATGTAAATTGGGACACGGCGACGTTGTTTGTCGCCAACGAGTCGTTTCCGTGCAAGACCCTGAACCCCAAGCAATTGGCGTATGCAATCAACGCCATGACCTGCCATATCATCACCATGTTTACGCCTGTCGAAGACCAGTCGGTTCCCGGCGCTGGTGGCTCCGTATCGTCGCAAGCTGGCGGCGGTTTCACCACTTCCGCAACTGTCGGCAAAGTCAGCGTTACCAAGCTTGCACCACCGGTTAAAGATGGTTGGGAGTTCTGGCTGAACCAGACGCCATACGGTGCCGCGCTTCTGGCAATGTTGCAAGGTCTGGCGGTCGGCGGCTTCTCCGTTGGTGGTCTTCCTGAAAGCGACGGTTTCCGCCGCGTTTACGGGGTATTCTTATAATGTATGGTGGCGTACCCGGTTCTAACCTTCTGAACCAAGCGTTTACGTCGATCAACCAACAAAACGTCCTTTACAGGGCGTTTTCTGGTCGAACTCTGAACAGCCAGCGTCAGTATATAAGCGGATTCGCCGAACCCGGTGGTTTCCGTTGCAGCGTCCAATCTGTTGACCGCTCCCAATATGTGCAATTCGGCCTTGAGTTCCAACGGAACTATGTCGAACTTTTTGCATCGTTGGATTTGGTAGACCTTGAGCGCGATTCCGCTGGTGATCAGTTTATCTACGCTTGGCGCATCTATCAGCTTGAAAGCCAAGGCACTTGGAAAGAGCAAGACGGATGGGCCAACGCTATGGCAATCGACATTGGCAAAGCGGTTGCAGACGAAAACGGTCGCCCGACTTTCCCTGATTTGGTGAAAAAGTGAAAGATAGTTTTGTTATCAGCCTTCTTGCCGACACACTGGACAAGTGCGCGGCAATCCTTGCGGTCGAACTTGGAGTTGATTCTATCCCTGTCGTTCAAAAGGATCAGCCGACGCAACAGGGTACGAACAGCGCCCCGACGATCTTTTTTCAAAAGTTGTTCGACGTGCCGCGTGGTTTCCCGAAAGCAACTTTCGGAAAGGACGAAGAAACCGGCGAATGGATGGATGGCATTCAACAGGCTTACGAAACCCATTTCCAAATCTCTGTTCTGAACTGGCAAGACCCAACTAACGAAAACATCAACACCGCTTCCGACTTGGTTAACGGTGTGTTTCAGCTATTAATGATTGAGTCCATGCGCTCGACCATGAAAGCGAAAAACTTGATGGTGTTGCGCGTTGACCAAGTTCGGAACCCCTCTTTTGAGAACGACAAAGGCCAGTTCGAATATCACCCGAACTTCGATTTGGTCTTGACCCACAACGCCATGCGCCGAATCAAGATCGACACAACCGAAGTTGTCGAAGGCACTATTCGATTTGTTCCGTAAGTTATTTAGGAAGGTCTAAAGATGGCAGCACCAAAGGGCGGTTCCGCGATGTTGGCGCGCCATCAAAAGGCACTTAAAGAACTTGACGGAATCACGGTAGAAGCTGGATGGTTCGAATCCGATAGATACCCCTCAACAACTCCGGGGGAGGCTGGAATTCCTGTTGCGGCAATCGCCCGTCAGAATGAATATGGTGCTACAATCCAGCATCCGGGCGGAACGAAGTATATCGAAGATGCCATCGTGGGTAAGGGCGCAAATCAGCGGTATGTAGGTACGCGGTTCGTAAAGAATGATTTTGCTGGTGAACATAAAACCACCGCCGCCCACACGATTGATATTCCGGCCCGACCGTTCATGCGTTTAGCGTGGTCTAACTTCTTAGGAAAACAGGCCGCGTTGCAAAAGAAAATGGCGAAAGAACTGTTAGCCGGAAACAAGTCGGCAACGGAACTACTGAAAGACGTAGGTTTGTTGATGGAAGGTTTAATCGCCAAAGCCATCAAGAACGGAAGTTGGACACCGAACGCCAAAAGTACAATCGCGAAGAAAGGTTTTGATAAGCCTCTTATTCACGATTCTATCATGTTGCAAACCGTCAGTTCTCAAGTTACAAAGAAAGGGGAAACCTAAATGATTCGTCAGAGTCGCTATATCAAGATCGTTTCGGGCGTAGGTGGCGCGGCCTCTGTCGCAACCCGCAAACTTATCTTGCGTTGCATCACCACCAATTCCGTATTGCCGCCGGGTATCGTGATTGAGTTCGCGAACGCCGATGCGGTCGGTTCGTACTTCGGCCAAACTTCCGAAGAGTACAAGCGCGCCAGAGCCTATTTCAGCTTCGTGTCGAAAATGGTTACTTCGCCGGGCCTGATTTCCTTTGTCCGCTGGGTAAACGCCAGCATTCCGGCAATGATCGTCGGTGACGGCCTGCCGAAGACTTTGGGCGGCTTCACTTCCGTCGCTACCGGCTCGCTTTCCATTCTGGACGGCGGCGAAGGTGGTGTCGCGGTGCCTGTTACCGGTATCAACCTTTCGACGGCCACCAGCCTGACGAACGTTGCCGCGCTGGTTCAGACCGCAATCCAGAGCGCCGCAGGTGTTCCGGCTTCGCTGACCACGGCGACCGTGACTTACAACACCAACACCCAACAGTTCGTGTTGACCGCTTCCGGCGATACGTCCGGCAGTGGTGCGCTTTCCGTTCAAAGCCTGGGAACCGTTGGCGACTTGTCGTCGCTTCTTGGTTGGTCTACCGGCCAACAAGTCGAGGTTAGCGGTCAAGCCGCTGATACCCCGGACGCTGCCGTTTCGAAATCGACCAACATTTCGAACAACTTCGGTTCGTTCATTTTCTCTTCGGCAACTCTGACGAACGCGCAGATTGCGGCTGTTGCATCTTGGAACGACGAACAGAACAACCAGTTCTTGTACTCGGTTTCGACCACCGCCGCGAACTTGGCTCTGTTGTTCAACGGCGACGGCACCGACACCAACCCGAAAGTTTCCGGCTATAGTGGCCTGTCTCTGAACGTCCGTTCTTCGTCCGCTCCGAACGATTACATTGAACAGTCGCCGTGCGAAATTTTCGCAGCAACCGACTACAGCCAGCCGAACGCGAACCAGAACTTTATGTTCTACCAGTTCCCGAACCGCACCGTTGTAGCTTCCGACGATACCGTCGCCGACACTCTGGATTCGCTCCGTGGTAACTACATCGGTGCAACCCAATCGGCTGGCGTCCCTCTGTCTTTCTACCAGCGCGGCGTGTTGTGTGGTGGTTCTACCGCTGCCGTAGACACCAACATTTTCTGTAACGAAATCTGGGTAAAATCGACGATCGCAACAGCGATTTTCAATCTGCTTATGGCGGTTGGTTCGATTCCGGTGAACGATGCAGGCGCTTCGATGATTCTGGCCGTTATTCAGCCAGTAATCGACAGCGGTTTGACCAACGGTGTTATCGAGTCCGGCAAAACTCTGGACGCCACCCAACAAGTTTACATCGGCCAAGTTACCGGCGATCCGCTGGCATGGCGTCAGGTTCAAACGCTGGGTTACTGGATTAACATCGCGTTCAGTTCCTACACCAACACGAACAACGGCCTTACCGAATGGAAAGCGACCTATAAGCTGATCTACAGCAAAGGCGACACTATCCGTTTCGTGGACGGTTCCGACATTCTTATCTAACCAACAGTCAGGCCGCGTAACTTTGCGCGGCCTGACTTACAGATTAGACCGTTTTAGGAGAAAGAAAAATGCAAAACGTTTCGGGCTTTGGCCTGTCTATCAACATCGTGGCTAGCAAGACCTTTCCGTCTGGCTTCACGGTTTCCCAATTCGCGGATGATTCCGACCCGCTGGACGTTCCAGACCTGACGGTCGGCGATTCGTCTTCCGGTCTGAACGGCGACCTTCTGGTCTGGAACAAGGCCACCGGTATTCCTGTCGCTATCTCCGTCATTGCTGGCGGCGACGATGACAAGAACCTAGAAACCCTGTTGGAAGCCAACCGGGTCGGCAAAAACAAAGTCGGTGCGCGTGACACTGTTTCTCACGTCCTGACCTACCCGGACGGCAGCCGCGCCAATTGCGGCCCCGGCATCATCACTGTCGGCCCAATTGCGAAGAGTGTCGCAAGTGCTGGTCGTTACAAGACCCGAACTTACCACTTCGTTTTCGAATCCATTTCGAAAAGCAACGGTTGATAAATAATGCTCCCTATTCCCCTGACAGCGCTGGCAAATCAGGAAGTTTCATTTAACGCAGACAATGCGTATTGGGAACTTCACGTCTATCAAGCCGTAGACCAAATGTACGCCGATATCGTTCGCGATGGCGTAACTATTGTGAGTGGCACGCGCTGTTTAGCGGGAATAGGGGTCATGCCCTATTCATATATGCACATGCCAAACTTTGGCAATTTTGTTTTCGACAACGTAGTCGATTGGAACAATTTCGGCACTACTTGCAAGATGTACTATCTTGATGTTACGGAATGGGCCGCGTATAAAGTCGCTTTCGAAGGGCAATAAACATGACAACTTCCACGCTGCAAATTGATTCTAACAACGACCTTTATTTGCCTGACGGTCGAAATCTTGTCCTTTTGACAGGAACGGAAGCCGTAGTTCAGGACGTGCGTTGCGCCACTCTTATGCGTAAGGGTGAAGACGTGTACGACGTTTTAAGCGGTGTTGACTATCTTGGCTATATTTTCACCCCCCAGCCAAGTTATGATAACGCCCGCCGCTCTTTGATTTCGAACATCGAGTCGTCACCCGACGTTTTGACGGTCGAATCTTTGACGATGACAGTCACCGAAAATACATTGACCTATGAAGCGAAAATTCGCACAACTTACGGTCAAATTGCCATAGGGAACTAAAACATGAACTTTCTTCAATATGCAAAAGGCGTTCTTATGCAAGTCGAAACCGGCCTGCATATCTACCCGAAAGCGGAAGCACAACAGCCCGAACAATTCGTCGCGGCCTCTTCGCCTGCCCTGTCGCTGCCGGGTCTTGATCCAGTGACCGACACCAGTACCGCCCCGGACGACGGCGCTGGCCTCCCTACCATGGGCGCGGCGACCACCGACGCGGCGACCACCGACGCGACCACCGACGCACCAGCAGCCGACGCGACCGCCAGCGAAGCACCAGCAGCCGACGCGACCGATTCGACCGCCAGCGAAGCACCAGCGGCCACCGCTGACGCACCAGCAGCGACCGAAGCACCAGCCGACGAAGCCGCGCAGTAATTAAAGGGAAGGGGTCAACGTGGAAAACATCGGCGGTCACGGAACGTCTATCACAATCGTCGCTTTGAACTCGTTTCCGGTTGGTTTCCAACTGACGAAACTGGCCGATGACGTTGACCCTATTTCCCACAAGGAAGTAACAACCAACGGTTATAAAAAGCTCATTGACGGTTCGCTGTTCTTTTACAGCCAAACCGCGCCAATCGAAGTTTCTGTCTCTGTTGTCCCCGGAAGTGACGACGACATTAATTGCAAGATTCTATTGCAAGCGCAAAAGGGCGGGTTGCAGATTATCCCTTTGCCAGACATTACGACGATGATTATTACCTATCCGAAGGGCCGCGTCTTACTGACTAATGGTTCTATCGTGTCCGGGCCTTTGCTGGATTCCATCGCGGACACCGCCCGGAAAAAGAGCAACACTTACACTTTCGTATTCGCTAACTTCGCCGGTATGCAGAACGGCAAAGAAACGATTACAACCGTACTCCGTGAAGCCATGAGTTTTTTCTAATGCCTTCTATTCTCGCTTCTATCCTTGGTAAAACGACGACTTCTTTTTTGCAGACTATCAACGACGAAACGTTGCCAGTCTTGAAAGACCTGAAAGTCGAAAGTTCGCGCATCACTCTTAAAGCGACTTTGTTTAGCCATAAGCTAGAGAACGGGCAATCGTTCGTCGATTCTAAAGTGATGGTTCCTATCGTCATCGAAATGACGGTCATTTGCCCGACCGTCGATGTGGTGGACGAACTCAACTCGATTATCTTGAACAGAAGCGCACGTTACCAAGTCACGTCACGCGGCCTTATCTTTCCGAACATGTTGCCGAAGGGCGAGACGATAGACATGTCTGGCGAAATGCTTTCAGCAACGCCTATTAAACTGACGTGGTGTCAGTTGCTTGTTCAGGGCGAAGCACCTGTTCTGTTCGCAAACCAAGCGGAATCTAGAATCGTCCAAAAGGGCACGCAGCTTTTAGACAAAGCGGAAAGCACGGCCACCGAACTGGCTGGTCAAGCGAAACAATGGTTGGGTATCTCTTAATGGCGTCTATCACACAATCAATTCTTGGCGTTCAGCAAGTAACAATCACTGACGAAGAACTAGACATTAGAGTTCTGGAAAAGCTGAAATACGCACAAGTTAGCGTCGATGCAGATTCCCTTACTTCGGAAGTTCCGATTCAAACGGAAGACTTGACAGAAGAAATCGTCTATGTAGATCTTGCCGAAGTGGACTTGAAAAACACACGCGTTATTCGACCTGTAAAAGTTCGCATCATTGCTTATACCGACCAACTGTCGGACGTGGAAAAGGTCGAAAAGGCTCTATATAACATTAGCGCTACCTATGCACTTTCGGCGCGAAAAATTTCGGCTGAAACTATGGTGTTCGCAGCGGCTGTTATTGATCAGTCTGCCGAAATGACCAACGCAGTAAAGATAACAATGGACTTCGAACAGTCAGGGCGACCAATCACCAGCGATTACAACCCATACAACAGCGCGGACAACAGCAGTTCAGGATTCACCGTAAACACTCTGAACAAGGCTCAACAAACGGTTGACGGTTTGTGGTCTAAGGTTTCGGCAGGGTTCAAGGTGGCGACTGATAAAGTTACATCCCTTCTCTAATCGGCTATAATGGGCGCCTACCCCACAAACAACCGGCGCCCTAAAATGATCGAACTTCAATTGCCGAACGGCACTCAAAAACTAGTCACCGTTTCCACATTCCCGGCCCTTGTTGGTTGGGACATGCAACAGCGCTTTCTGGAATTCGCGGCGACCACCGATTCGGAAATTCGAACCAAGTACACTATGGACGTTCTTTCGTTCGCCAAAATCATTTCCGGTGAAAACGAATTGCCGCTTGCAACTAGTGCGCTGATCGACAACCACTTGGGCACTTGGGAAAACATCAAAGTCGTGTTCGAAGCGGTTTTGACGTTGAACGGCATTAACCCATTGACCCATGCTGATAAGCCGCAATTCTGGTCTGACGCTGGTGAAAAAATGGCAATCGCTTTTGTTGCCGAAAGCATCAAACTTTTCGGCCCTGCGTTGAAAATGGAACTTCCAACCACCTAACCCAAATTTAGCGGTGTCCAGAAATGGCTAACGAAACAGAAAAGTTTGTCTTGCAGTATGTGACGGAAATCAAAGATTCCGTCAAGAAGCTTGAGGAACTGCAAAACAAGGTCAAGAAGACCAACGAAGCTACGGACGCCGCAAAGAAGGGTTTTTCGGAATTCTCCGACGGTGTGTCTGACCAGCTTTCAAAGATCGTTCCGCAAGTTGACGGAGTAACTAAGGCCGTAAAAATGATGACGGCTGAATTTGCTGTCGCATCTGTTGCGGTCGGTGTTCTGGCTGTCGGCGTGAAAGCCGTAATGATGGCTAACGAGAACATCACAAAACAGCGATCTATGGGCCAGCAAATCGGCATGGCTCCGAATCGCATCGAACAACTGACGCGGGACTTCTCCGACAACAGCCAAGGGCGGCTAAACCGCGATCAGGCGATGGACTCTATCAAGTCTTTCGGCGATAGGGTTCAGGAAGCGCGGCAGGACTTGCCCGGAACTGGTGCCCGTCGCAACTTCACAATGAACGGCCTTCAAGTCGGAACCGTGCAGAATCACCCGACCTTAACGTCGATGTTCAACACCATCGGCGGTCGCGTTCAGGGTATGGACGAAGCCAAGGGCCGCGCCTATCTGAATCAGATTGGCATGTCCCCTGATATGTTGGGGAACTTTCAGAAGTTCGGCAACAAGACCGGCGACCGGATGTTGTCGAAGAAAGAAACGGACGAACGAAAGGAAGCCGAAGACGCGTCGAAAAAAGTAAACGATGAACTGAACAAGATCAACAACCAGTTTACGGAAATGGGTTTGATCTTGGGTCAGAAGCTTTTGCCGTGGGCTGAAAAGTTCACAAGCTGGATGCTTGACGTAACCAAGTTCGTTTTCTCCGACACTAAAACGCCAGTTGCGAACTACAATAACGACCCGTTCGCCAAGCCTACAGACAAAGAACTGGCAGAAGCCCAGAAGTATGGCGGCAAGAACCCTTTGCAGTTCGGCGCACGTCACCCGGAAGCGGTAAAAGGGCCGGGTATCACGCCGCAGATTGCGAACGCCATCAACAACGGTATTCATGAACCGGAAGACAAAGGCGCGTCTAATGCCTTGACTATTTCCGACAAAAACAACCAACAGTTGATTGGTAATTCAAAGCAGGAAAAGCAAGCGCTTGAAAAGTTCACCAAAGAACAAGCGGACATAACCGCGAAGCAACAAGAAGCGCAGAACAAAGAAGACGAAATGTACGACAAGTATTCGGACGCGACGGCAGAACAGAAGTTAGCCGCGCAGATGTTTACAACCGCCGTCGCGACCTTCGCACACGCTACCGATATGAACGACGCGCTTGCAATGTGGGCCGGTTCCATCGGTGCAGCTAGTGGCTTAAAGGGCGCTGACGGAACCCAGAGCGGGAACACTGGCGCGGCTGCAATCGGGCCTTACGCTTCTCAACAGAACCGCGAAGTTTTGGGAAGTCGCCTAATCACCAGTGGAACCGCCGAAAGCATTGGCGGCAAGGAATACACACACAAGTACGACGAACTTTACAACAAGTACGGCACGGCTATGGGTATCGACCCGCGAATCTTGAAAGCCCAAGGGATGCAAGAATCTGGCTTGCACAATGACAACCGGGGGAACGGCGGCGGTCTGGGTCAGTTGTCCCCGAACATCCAAAAGAAGTACGGCGTTACCGACGTTCACGACGCAGAACAGAACATCCGCGCTTCTGCAATGTACATGAAAGACCTGATCAAAGAGACGGGCGGAAACATCGCCGAAGCGCTTAAACGTTACATCGGCGGCGGGCCAGAGAACAAAAAGAATCAAGGCAAGCAAACAAACGAGTACGCCGGGAAAGTTTACAAACACGCCGGTTTGACCGCTGACGATTTCGAGAACTCGCCTAGCAACATGGGTTCTATGCCTAACGTGATCATCGGAAAGGGCAAGGCAGGGCGTCAAGTTATGGATGCTGTGCGTTCGCTTGCGTCCTATATGAACATTGACCCCGGCCAGATTACAGGCCACCACACAACACGCGGCGACATGGAATTTTCCATGGGTCAGCTTGAACGAAGCTTGATTAACAACCATCAAGATTTGGTCAACAAAACCCACGCGATTAACGTTCCTGAAAAGGAAATGGCATCTTACCGCCAGCAACTTCGACAGAACGAAATCGACCAACAGAACTTAAAAGCTTTCGGCGGAAACGTTCTCGACATGGCTACAGAAGGCGGCAGAACAGCAGAAACTAACGGTTTGATTCCCGTTACGATCAACGTTCAGACGACCAGCCAAGACCCGTACAAGCAAGGACAAATCGCGGCAGACAGCTTTAACGAGCATCGCCGCGACCTTGTTAAGCAGAACGCTAGCACGGTGAAGTATTAATTATGCCACTAAAGAAACGAGTTATCCGGGTAACGTTTACGCAGGACGACCGGACAATGACAATCGACGATTCTCTAGACATTGCCGTTAAGGTAAATAAACTGGCGATTGCTTATCAACAGAACGCAACGATTGATATTTTCGGCCTGACAACTTCCAACCGTCAAAGTTGGTTTTCGCAATTCACTGCGTTCAACAGGTTGCGGCTTGATTCCGCATCTTTGGGGAACGCATACGTTAACGTCAAGATCGACGCCGGGTATTTGTCCGATGGGATTGAAGACGTGGTGACGATCTTTGACGGGCAGGTTATTGACTCAATGATTGAATCGCCGCCGCCTAGTATCGGAATGAAGATCATGTGCCGGACGAATCAGGAGAACAAAGGCCCGCTTGATATCCAGACATTGCCGCCGTATAGCGTGACGTTTAAAGTTCTGGCGCAATGGGTTGCTGACAAAATCGGGTATCGCTTGGACTGTTCGACAAGCAAGGATAACAGTTTGGTCGAAAACCCGATAACTTCGATTCAGAAGTACGAAGCCGCGCCCATTATGTTGATGAACGCGTTTCAGAACCAAGTTGTTGTTTTCATGGACAACAAGACGCTGTATTGCCGTGACGTTAACGCGATTAAAGACGTTTCGAAGGTTCCGAAGTTGAAAGAGTTTATCGGAACCCCAGCATGGACGGCTGACGGGTGTTCGGCTAAAATCCTTATGCGGACTGACTTAACGATGATCAGCGGCTTTAACGTGAACTCGATTATCAACAGGACGCTAAACGGGGATTATGTGGCGCATACAATGTCCTATGACTTGTGTAGTCGCCGCTCCCCATTCTATTTAAACATCCTCGGTTCGGCGCCTTCGTCATGACATGCAAAGTCAAAGTTCTTTCCCTGTTCGGTGTTGAGTATCGTTGCCGTCAATTTTCTGCGATTGAAGGCATGTCGATTTTTGACGTGGAAAACCTTCACCCTTCCGTTCTGCTTTCTAAAACGGAAGTCCAGACCAAGAAAGGGAAATGGAAACCCCTTTCGGATGGCGCGGCAATTAACAGACATGTCGTCGATAAACTTGGGGTCTTTACTCCGTTGCAAGTTCTGAACATGCTTATGGAACTTGTGCGAAAGGAGAACTTCGGGTTCCTAAGTTCTTGGAAGGGTGTTCGCGTTCCGAGTCGTTTTCTTAGCGACTCTAAGCAAGTTCAATCCGAGTACACAACCCCGATGCTTGCCGCGCTGATCAACGAAAACAAAGCATCATTGAAAGAATTGGAAGAGTATTATTCTCTAGAGGATTCTTTCCGAATGTTCGACATGCTTTCGATGAAAAATGTAAACGAAGCGCTGTCGAACGAAGCGGCACAATCACGGGCAAGAACCCGCTAGTTGGTCTTGTGGCCTTGGCGCGATATAATGGCCCAAACCTTATAGAGCGCCAAGAACGTGGCCGACCCAAAACCCCAGAAGTTCATAACAAACGACCTTCCCGCCGATTCTGAAACACTAACAGCGGCGATGGAATTCGTGCTTAGAATGTTCAAGGTCGAACTTGATCAACTTTTGCCCGCCAGAGTGGTGGCCTTTGATCGTAAGTTGGGTCGCGTCAACGTCAAGCCGATTATCCATTGGGTCGATATGAACGACCAAGAACACCCGCGACCGGCGATTAACAACGTTCCGGTGTTCACGTTCGGCGCTGGAAACATGCATATCAACTTCCCGGTTAAGGCTGGGGATTTGGGATGGATTTTTGCGTGTGACCGCGATATATCCCTTTTCAAACAGTCGATGAAAGAAGGTATGCCGAACACCGGTCGCCTTCATTCTTTCTCTGACGCAGTGTTCTTTCCCGATGTTATGCGGCAGTACCAGATTAACCCCGAAGACGCCGACGCGCTGGTCATTCAAACGACCGATGCTTCTACGCGTATCAGCGTAAAGCCGGGTCAAATCAAAGTGACTGCACCAACGAAGTTTATTGTTGATTCCCCAATGTCTGAATTTACCGGCGCGGTAAAGATGGATAGCACATTGGAAGTTGTCGGGGACGCGAAAATTAACGGGATTCAATTCACACCACACGAACACACCACGACCGAACCGGGCAAACCTACTGCCGGTGGCGCTCAAAACGGGTAAATAAACGATGGCCGCAAATTATACATATCTTGTAGATACCGGCGTTGTCGCGGCGGATACTGCGACGATTCTTGCCGATGTTCAGGGCGAGTACAAAACAGCTTTGGGCGATAGTCTGAACTTGGCTTCTAGCACTCCGCAAGGAACGCTTATCGCTGGTGAGACTACCGCCCGAACCGGCACGATGAAAAACAACGCCGAAATGGCGAACAACATTAACCCGCAACTTTCCTATGGTGTGTTTCTTGACGCTGTTTGTGCGTTTCTGGGTATCGAGCGCGGCGACGAAAGTTCGACCGTGGGTACTGCCGTACAACTGGTGGGTAACAGCGGAACGGTTATTTTGGCTGGTAGCCGCGTGCAGACTGGCGACGGTGAAGTGTTCACTATACAGGCGCAAGTAACGATTCCGTCCAGCGGTATTGCCAACGGAATTATCGCGGCAGTGAACACAGGGGCGATTGCTTTGGGTGTTCAGTCTCTTTCGATCCTAGACGGGATTATCGGTTGGGGCGAGTGCAACGTAACGTCTACAACTAGCGTCGTTTTGGGTGCATCTTCCTTGGAAGACCCGCAACTAAAGAATCAGCGCAATCAATCTCTGTTCCGCCAAGGTCGCAGTTCTGTAGGTGCAATCCGCGCCGAACTTCTGGCGACTGCGAACGTTACTTCGTGCATCGTTCTGGACAACAACACGGGCGCGGCTGGCCTTATCAATGGGGTTTCGTTCACTCTTCCTAATGCGACTTGGGTTTGTGTCTCTGGAACCGCTACAGACGACGAAATCGCTTCGGCAATCTGGGAAAGTTGCCAAGGTGCAATCCCGTTTGATTTTGGCGCGGCTGGTAACGGGGTTCCGGCAGGTACTTCGACTGGAGTTTCTGTCATCGACAAGGCTTCGGGCGTGTCGTATCAAGTGAAGTTCGTTCGTTCCGTACAGCATGACGCATATGTGAACATCACGGTTTCGCAAGGTTTGAGTTCTGCCGACCCACAAGTCGCGGTCGCTAACTCAATCGTAAAATGGGCAGAAGGGAATATCGCCGACGAACTTGGCTTGATTACTGGCGCGTCCCTTTCCGGTTGGGAAGTTGCAGGCGCAGTTAATCGGGACTTGCCCGGAATGTACGTTAAACACGTAGAAGTTGCGGTCGTTGCCGCTGGTGCCGCTGCACCGTTGCCCGCTGCGTACTCACAAGAAGCCGTCGCAAATCCATACGACGAATTTAATATTTCAATCGGACGCGTTAAGGTGACTGTAGTATGAGCATGATTCCTTTCGACGGTGATATCACTCGTTGCCTTAAATGGATGCAACAGAACGCACCGGCCATTCAATCCATCGTAAACCAAAAAGCGCAATGGTACGACAACTATAACACGCAGTTTTGGGAACAGTGGCAAAAGAACGTTTTCGACTTGAGAACGGCTAACAACTTCGGGTTGATGGTTTGGTGCATTATCCTTGGCGTTCCGTCTGGCGGTTTGGGTCTTTACCCGAACGTTGCCGCGTTCGCGTTCGGTAAAGAACGGCAAAACTTCATCGGTGATTCGTCGGTATCTGACCCTTCGACCGGTGGTAACTTCTACGGAGCTGGTACGACTGCCGTAGGTAGCATCGAAGAAATCCGCAAGTTACTGCAACTTCGATATGTCTCTTTGACCAGTCGCGGCAACATCGCACAAACCAATCGTATGTTGAAGTACATTTTCAACAAGGGGCAAGATTGGGATTTCAGCGCCGGTAAATACTTCTATGTAATGGACATTAACGGAACCCAGAAGACCGCCGCGCCAGTTACAAACCTTTCTGTCTTCCGCAGCGACTGGCAAGGCGATGTTAAAATGTCTCCGGTAGCCAGAACCAATATGGTCAAACAAAGCGGAATCCCCGGCGCGGCTGGTACTGCGTGGGACGATTCCGGGTGCCTTCTCGGTTTCTCCGACCACTGGCAAGGCATGGTCGGAACCCGCATCTTTGCGAACGACGCAGCACCGAAGGCGACCGATTCGCTTAACTACGGTACGACTGGCGGCTATCTCGACCTTAAACCGGGTTCTTATGCCATCACCGTGTTCTATCAGGTCGGAATGTCCGGGCGTCTGCGCGTTGGTATCACGGATGCATCTAACGGCCTCTTCTCTGGTTTCTCCGGCGTGGTCGGCGGTCGTCTGTCGGATATCTCTTCGAACGGCTCTAAAGCGACGATAACGCTTTCTGACGACGTACTCTTCGACCAGACTAACAACGTCCGTAAATTTACGGCTGTTCTGAATGTTAAGTCCGAAATCGTTTCGGGTTCGTTCTCGTTTGGGCCGAACACCGTCCTTAAAGACAAAGACGTTATTCTGTACGGTGTGCAAATCGAATCGGGTTCTGTGTTTAACGCCTTTATCACGACGCCTTCTAACTTCGCTAGTCGAGCGTCTTCCGCAGCGTATTACGACGAATCCAACGTGATGCGATTCGCGGCGGCGAACGTGGCCCGTTCTGACTCTTATCGAGTCAACAAAAACGGCGATTTGGTCAATATCGGCCTTATCATGGAACCGGAATCAACGAACTACATGCCGCGCCCGGCTTCTGTTGTTCAGGGTAGCGTAACCGGTTCCATGAACAACGCGCCAATGGCAGTAGAAGGCAACGCCGGAACTTGCCCGGACAACGTGCTAAGAATGTACCATATCACAACTATGGAAAACGCTTCGCCGCGTATTGTGACAACTCCAACTTTTAGCACTTTGGTAGGTAAAAAAGCTTCGGCCAGCGCGTTCTTTTCTGCCGGTGAAAACGCCAATTTTGTTTCTATGCGGATTTATGGCGCAACAGTTGACGGTTCGAACTTTGGCGTGGAAGCTTCTTTCGACCTTGTTAACGGCGTTGTAGCGATGGTTCGCGAATTAGAAGGTATTGATTCTTCTAACGTAATCGGTGTTTGGGCCGACGTTGAATCGGCTGGTTATCACGGTGGAAAGCACGTTTTCCGTTGCGCTATGGGTGCGACCGCTGGCCCTGCACTTGTTAGCGGTTTTACTTTTGTCGATTACATTCCGGCAAGTTCCGCAATCGGCGTTAGTAACTACCAACAGCGCGTAATGGGCGATGATGTTTATTCTTGGCATAGCGGCGGAATTGTCGTTGAATCAACGCACTATCCCTCTACTCATATCCGGCCATCGACTAACTTTGTAAGTCGTTCGACAATCGCCAGCTATTTGGACTCGACCGGCGCTATGAAGTTTGCCGCGATTAACACACTTCGTTCGCCTTCTTATTCTTGGGATAAAAACAACAACCTACAGGCAATCGGGGATTACACGGAAGGCGCGGCGACTCAACTTCTGACAGGAACCGAAAGCTTTTCGGGTTGGTCGCTTACAAATGCTTCCTTGATTACAGAAGCAACGGCGGCGGTATCTCCAACTGGCGCCAAGATGTTGCACCTTGTTGAAACGTCAGTTAACGGGCTTCACTCGTTGGGGAAAGCGATTAGCGGAACTGCGCTTAGTTATGTGTGTGCATCTGCTTTCGTTTCCAAAAACGGCGCCAAATATGTAGCCATGATTATTGGGATAGACACCAACGATAGCGCCGTCGTTATTTTTGACACTAGTAATTGGGAAGTCGTGGCGAAGCGGGACAGCGCTAGTTCTATCTTGCGATGTGTTAACTTCGGGTCTAATCCTTTTGGGCCGGGTATCGCCCGAATCTACCTATCGACCCAATTCCCGGCAGACAAGACAGCACTGTCTGTTAGTTTCGCTTGCGTTAATGACGTTTCCGTTTGGCCGCCGGTTTACGCTGGGTCAGGTAACGGCGTTTACATCTGGGGGGCACAAGCGGAAGAGGGCGTAATGCCTAGTTCCTATATCAGTGGAGAAGGGGCGACAGGAAACACGGCACGCGGCGCCGATATCTTGGGTTCTGCATCGACAGTTCGTTCGGCTGACGTTCCTACGTCTGTAACTTCTGTTGTCGATTATACACTGTCTGACGCAACTAACGGCGGCGTAACGATGGGCCAACCACCTTTGGCCGGTGCTGTTCTTTATTGGACTGGCAATTGGAACGGAGCGACACAAAGCAGTCAACTAGAGTTCGGAACAGGAGATAGTCAAAAGACTGCGTTTGTTTTATCCGAGCCACTTTCTTTAACTTCTCCAACTGCCGGGGCTTTTCAGTTAGAATATCGGGTCGGCCCGAACATGGGTCTGTCTTCTCAATTGATCAATTTGCTGAACGACGAAACCATGGAATTATTGCCGCGAACCGCAGGCGTAAAAGCGACCGTCATTCAGGAGGCTTAAACAACTATGATTATTCCAGATGTATTGCTCGCCCCATTCGCGCAGAATGGGGACAGAGCGGCTATCCCGCAACAGGATTCTAGCGGGTTTATCAACTTTAGCGACGGTTATACCCCGTTCTATGAAATTTCCCTGACTGCCAACAACCCACAAGCGAAAGCGGTGGAGCGTCAGGGTATGAACGAACTGTTCTACCAACTGTCGCAAAACGCCATGGCTTGGCAACAGATGACAACCGCGCCTTGGTTGGCCGGTACATCTGGCGGCTATATGGTGAACGCAACAGTTGCGCGGGTGAATTCTTCCGGTCAAGCCGGGATTTATCGTTCCCTGATCGACAACAACACCAGCGACCCGGCGACCAACTCTTCGCAATGGGAGTTGCAACCGCGTTGGTCTGCGATGCGTGCAAACATCCCTATGCCTGCCGGTGGCGATGGTTTGGACTCTTCGAAAGAACTTATTTCGGTTACGTCCGGTGTTAACCTCGATCTTTTGAACAACGGGGTTTGGGAATTCGCTTCCGACGCCGCCGCTAACGCTGCCAATAACATCCCAACTTTGTCGGGTGCTAAAGTCGGTCGCGGTATGCACGAATCGAAACTTTGGACAGTTGGCGGAACGTCGCAAGCTGGTGTTCAGCGCTATTCGGCTGTTGCTTCCGGGCGAACTTTCTTTCGGACTTATAATGGTTCGACTTTTTCGCCTTGGTATCTTTCTGTAGTTCCGCAAGATATCCAGAACGGAACGTTCACGTTCTCCGTTGCTGGCGGAACTGCGCCAAATTATACGGCTAGTGTTTCCCCAGCACCGGGCGGCGCACTTCCTGTAGGCGCCCAAATCACGCTGTTTTTCTCTGACCCAAACCCAGCAGGCGCGGCAACTCTGAACCTTAACGGGAGTGGCGCGGGTCAGATTATCAACGAAGCGAGCGACGCGCTTACAGGTGGTGAACTGAACGGGTTCGTTACCCTTGTCCTGTCTAACGGGTTTTGGAAAATCCTTTCGACGCAGGGGATTAAAGCTCAAGTTTCCTATGCTGTTTCAGACGTTCAGTTGCCTACGTTCGGTCAAGTAAAGGCGATGATTGCCGCGCTTGGTAAGCCGGACTATTCGAACGTAACGAATACTCCCGCAAACTCATTCGGTATTGCGACTAATTCCGCGAACGCTTTCGCCGTTACGATAACACCGATTTATAACTTCGCCGTTGGCAAAGAAATCACTGTTTATTTTGGAACTCCGAACACTGGCGGATCAACCCTTAACTTAAACGGAAGTGGCGCAAATACCGTTCTTGACGCACGGGGTAATCTGCTAACAGGCGGCGAACTTTCTGGGTTTGTGCAATTCGTTCTTTCTGGCGGCGGATGGCGAATCACTTCAAGCAACGGCGTGAACGCACAAAATTTTTACGCCGCTACAGACTATCAACTTCCCGTTCTTAAACAGGTAAAAGAGCTGATCGCCCCTTACGCTAACCCAGAGTGGGCGAACGTACAGAACAAACCAAACGTAGCAGTTCAAGGAACAAGCCCCGCTTTTATCTCGCTTGAACTTGGCCAAGGGATTGGCGCCGGTAACGCTTTCATTGATTTCCATTACGGTAGCGATGGGGCCGACTTTAACTTTCGTATCATCAACGCCGCGAACGGGGTTTTGTCTTTTGTAAGCCCTAGTGGTGCCCCTATTTACATGGACGGTAACGGCTTTCATACAAACGGCCTGTACGCGTCTACCGTACTGCATTTAACAGGCGCGGCAAATTCGGCGATCTATTTCGAAGACGGTGCCGGTGCTGTTAAATATGTAATCGGTGATAACGGCACAAGCGGACTCGACTTTAACGTTGCTGGTGTTAATACGGCGATTCGAATTTCGAGGACAGCCCAAGTTCTTTTCCCCGGCCCGCGACCTGCTTTCAGTACCGGTACGCCGTGGGATTCTGGCAACTTTAACCCGGCGACTAAACTTACCGTGTCTGCCACACAAGCGACCCAAGGAACAGAGTTCGATAGCCAAACTGTCGGTAACTTCGCTAACGTAAGTGCTGGCTCTAATACTTGGGATAACTCCCAACTTGCGTTGCGCATTGGTGCAGCGGCCTCGAATGGTGCGTCGGCTGGCATCGGTTATGTTCGTTGGGGCGCTTATGGCGTTATCATGGGCTTGGACACCGACAACGTAATGAAAATCGGTGGCTGGTCTATGGGCGCGGCTGCATACCCTATCTTGCACACCGGAAACCTTGCGGATAACGTCGGCGCAGCTATGGCCGCGAACGCTTATAACGCAGTTGGTCAAGTAGGCATGTTCGTTGCTGCTGGCGCAGCGTCTAGTGTTTTCATCCCACCGGGAACACTTTGGGCGGGTAGTAACCTGATCTATTCTTGCGTTGGTTACATCCCTTCGGGCACTTCGGCTATTAGCCCGCCCGGAACTTGGCAATGTGTGTCGTGGCTGTTCGACGGTGACGGCGCGGCAACGAACAGTATCGGCGTTTTCCGTCGAGTTTCTTAAACAAAAGAGCGGGGTTTAAAAGCCCCGCATTCAAACAGAGTAAAACGAATGAAGTTAACAGAACAAGTTATCATCGTTGGGACTGCGTGTAATGCAGCAAAAGCGACTCAAGTTTTGCCGTTCTTACAAGCCGTTTGCGACAAATACAACATCAACACACCGCGCCGCATCGCCGGTTTTCTGGCTAATGTCGGAGTCGAATCGGGCGGTTTTAACGCGAACGTTGAAAGCCTGACCTACAGCGCCGCCCGTATGGCCGTTGTGTGGCCTTCTCGATACGCCGTAGACCCCAAGGCAGACCAAAAGGTTCCCAACGCTCTGGCGCAGCGTCTGGCCCTTAATCCGGTGGCTCTGGGCAACAACGTGTATGCTAACCGCATGGGCAACGGCCCGGAAGAGTCCGGCGACGGCTACAATTTTCGCGGTCGCGGCTGGTTGCAAAACACCGGTCGGACGAACTACACGGCAGCGTCGAAAAGAACGGGAATCGACTTTGTTTCGAACCCGGATTTGATGGCCGAACCATCGGGTTCGGCTGAATCGGCTGGTGCTTTCTGGGAAAGCAACGGTTGTAACGCCCTTCTCGATGCTGATTCTTTCAGCCAATCGGTTAAGGTGATTAACGGCAAAGCGCCATGCCCAGAGAACCAAGGCCCGGTTCGCCTTGGTCGTTACCGTGATTGTGTCGTCGAACTGAACAAGCTTCTTTAAAGTTCAGGCAAACAAAAAGGCCGCTAGGGTGAACCAGCGGCCTTTTTCTATTTGTCGTCTTTCCCTTCGTCTTCGTCTTCGTCGATCATCCGAAAGAGTTCGGGGATTGCTTCTAGTATAGGTTCGGAACCAGTGTAACCACCTACAGCCCCAGCAAGAACGACGATTACCGCTCTAGCCAAATGGTTCCTTATCCCTTCCCCCAAAATCAACTTTAGAAGCAATACGAAGAGTTCGGCCAGTTCTTTCCAAGGGATTATCCCCTTATCAGCGCGCTTTTTCATGTTGTGTTTTCTCGTTATGTGTGAAGGCCGCGAACCCTATACAAGCGATTTCGCGGCCTTATTCTACCACCTATGGCGTGATGTTACTTCGCCCACTTCGCCAGTTTCAAGGCCGACAGGGTTTTCACTTGGTCGGTGTCCATGTCCCATTCTTCGCGGAACCCGTCCCACTGCATATGCCGTGGTCGGTCTTTGGCACCGTGGGAGAAGTGTTTGCCGCGTAGAAAGCGGTTCCCCAGACGGTGACGGTGTTCCCACGCCCAACGGCGCATGTCGTGCGGCATGGTGGTTGCGGAAACGTTGAACTCGACGCCGGGCCACTTCGGAGACGAACAGACGAAGGCGCCAAGCATACCCGAAGGCACCAGATTTTCGGCGTGCGTAGACCGCGCAGTCTTGCCAAGTTCGTTAATGTAGGCTTCGTTTTCGTTGTGCATCAATTCTTCGAAATCGAGAATCACGCATTCGTCATGTTCGAAGCGTTTCAGTTTCAGAAGAATCGCTTCTTTCAGGGTCGAGCGACCGAACTTGTAACGACCGTCGCGGCTACGCAACATAACGCCTTCGAAGCCTTTTTCGGTCGCCCAAACTTCATAGGCCGTCAACTCTTCCGGGGAGTGAACAAGGACGTGTTCCACATGGAACAATCGTTCGCGCAATTCCGGGTACAGGCCGCGCAGGGATTCCACACGAACGCGGCTTCGTTCCAGACGTTCGGAGAATGGCAACGACGGGTCGGTGAAGTCGTCGAAAATGTGCCAAGCCCAAGCGCCGGGGTCGTCTTTTTTACGACGCAGCGCACCGCTACTGTTCTGGAAAGCCAACGGGTCGTCGAACTGGCCGACAACCAATTCGCCGTCCAGACCGTCGAATTTCGGATGCGACAGGAATTCGCGGATGATGTTGTTATCTGTCGGGCGCATGGAACGGGTGCGCGGGATACCTTCAAAAGCCAGATTGCGGAACCCGTCGATTTTCGGGGAAACGTAATAAGGCCAGTCGTTCAACAGGCTTTCGTCTGCGTGTTCGGCGAGTAATGGTTTCATGCGTCAACCCCTTGCGCCGCTTTGGACTCGTTCAGGTCTTGCATTTCAAGTTCTTGCATGATGCCCGGATAGCGCTTATCGTCTTCTTTGACGAAAACACCGCCGTACATCACACCGCGACGGTGTTTGATTTCGTTGTACGCAACTTCGACGCATTCGACGAAATCAAAGCCAAGCTTGCGGCACAACAGTTGCAGGCTGTTGCCCAGAAGCCCGAGGGTTTCTAGTGCGTTGTCGCGCTGATTCTTCGCCACATAGTCGGACAACAGACCCATGTGTTCGACGAAGAAAAGCGGGTCGTCTGACGGTTCGCAAGGGTTCGCCATCAAGCCGATAATTTCGCCGCCCATGATTGCCGAAACGTTGTTCAGCATAACGAAGGTGTCGCCGATGCCGTCTTGGGTCTTGCAATCGTCGTCTTCGCGGATGCCTTCGCAGATTTCGCCGAACTCGCTAACGAGTTTCATAAACTGCCCTTTGGCGTTTTCCGTGGCGATGATACGGCGATCATGTGCCCATTGGGTGATAGCTACGGCCAAGCCCAGCAGGATCATACGCTTACGCTCTGGGGTGTTCATCAGTTGTTACCTTTGGTTGGGTTGCTGGAAACAACGCCGTCTTTGACGGCAAATTGGGTGATGGTCGCGGCGGACTCGTTCGCGTTCTTGGTAGTCCCGAAATAGAACGCCAGAACTTGTTTAAGTTCGCTGAACCAGTAGCCTATCACCGTGCCGACCGTGATAGCAAGCTGGGTCGGCAATTCGGTTGTTTGGGTAAGAATCGAATAAGCGATTCCGATAGAACCCGCCAGCAGTATAACGGCGATGGTTGGGCGAATCCAGTCTTTAGGCTGGGTCGCGGCAAAATCGCGGGCCGATTTGCGGTCGTCAACTTCGGCTTGGAATGCAGCCTGATCAGCAAGAACCTGATCATGTACGGCGGTCGCGGCGATTTGTTGCAACTGAACCTTGGCGTTGGTTTCCAATTCCTTGATTTTCACAAGGGCGTCGGGGTCGTTCTGCAAAGCGGCAGATACAGACACTTCGTCGTTGTTGACCCCAAGTGCAGTAGAAACAAGGGTGCCTACCGCCGCGCCTGCCGGGCCACCTAAAAGGGTGCCAATGGTTGGGGCAACAGAACCGACGACTTTCGAAACATCAGACCAAGAAAAAGACATGATTTCATTCCTGTATTTAAGTTAAAAGAAAGCCCGCTTACCGAACAAGGTTTGCGGGCTTTCTCTATTTACGCATTACCGACGATTAAAACTCTTCGGCTTCGCCTTTGGCAGCGTCATCACCTTGGGCACCGCCCGAAGTCGAAGCGCTGTCGGCCTTGCTGTAATCGGCGTTCAGTTCGCCGCCTACTACGGCCTTGTTGAACTCTTTCGCGGCGTCGAACCAAGTTTTGATGCCGACCATACCGGCCAGTTCGAAAGACACACCAGACCAAGTACCGGAATCGTTCGACATTGCGGCGGTAGTCAGCTTGACCACGTTAGCGAAGGTCGGCGGTGTCATCGGGCCTTTAGGCGTGTTTACTTTCTTCTGCGAAAGCGTGGTCATCAGCTTACGGGAAGCCTTGATTTGCGACGACGAGCAAGAAAGGATTGCTTGGCCGAACTCGCCGGTTGCCGGGTCAACGATCAACACGAAGTGCGAACGGGTATCGGCGAAGTAATCGTTTTTCTTGACGTTAACCGAACCGTCTTCGGAAGGTGCGTAGAAGCCGCGTTCAACTTCCTTAACCTGCGTTGGGTCTTCGCGCAGTTCGTTGAACTGTTCGACGGTCATTTCGCCTTTGAAACCGCCGTCGCCACCTTCACGACCGCCCCAGCGAATGAAAGTACGCTTGAAGGCGCAAGGGATGATAAAGATACCCTCTTTGCCGTCGTACAGCTTGCCGGTAACGTTGTTGTACAACATGCCAGCTTTGGCGCCTTTGACGTACTTGGCGTCGTCTTCGTCAACCAGCGGCGACATTTTTTGCAGAACCATGATGAACGGAATTGCAAAGGATTCGATATCCGCGCCTTCGAAGCCGGTCACGCCTTCGAACATGTCGTCGCCCATGAATTCGGCCAGAGCGCCACCAGTTGCAACCAGCGCAATTTGCTTGGTTTCTTCGGTCGCTTGAGCGTTTTCGTCTTTCTTAGCCATGATCTTTATTTCCTTGTTTCGTTTTGGTTGGGTTGGTGTTCCTTGCCGGAACAGCGCCCATATTACGCTGATTCCGGCAGGTGTCAACAGCTAATTTACTTCTTTTTGCGTTTTGCTGGGTCTTTCGGTTGGGTCACTTTTGCTTCGCGGAATTCGAACAGGTCTACGCAGTCAGGCAGCGGCTTATAACCTTCCTCTTCCTGATCTTTCGCAAGGTGTTCACGGATGAACGCCGATTGGGTCATAGCATGAATGGACTGGTCAAGCGACGACATGTAGCCAGCTTTTTGCAAGGCTTCTTTGGCCTTCTTGGCTTCGTCCAATTCGCCGCGCCCGAACTCGGAAACGACTTTAGTTTTAATAATGCCGTCGTTCTTGGTTTCTTCCAACCATTCGAACCACTTGGCCCGGTTCTGTTCTTTGACAGTGCCGTTAACCTTGCGCGCTACGCCGACCTTACGACCGTCAGCTAGGCGGCATTCTTCTTGGCCCATTTCATCCAGCAGTTCGGGCAACTCTTCGCGGCGAAGCTTTTTCAACTTCTCTTCGAGTTCGATAAGCGCCACTTTCGCGGTGGTGATGTCGGCGTCTAGCTGAACTTCACGGTCAACAAGGTTCAAAAGGCGTTCTTTGATATCGACGGAAGCGTCATCGCCGGACGGCGAATAGCCTTCGAAATAGTCGATGCTGTCGGCTTTCTGGAAATCAGGGTGCGCGGGGTCGTTGATGTGAACAGAAGTCATTGTTTCGATTCCAATGTCAGATTGTGGGGAGAAACGCCTAAGCGTTCGTATTCGGGAATTTCTGGAACTTGTTGGGTTTCAAGTTCTGCGCCCTCTTCGTCTCGCTCGTTACGAAGGCGCATCACGCCATTTACGACGTAATCCATAAGCTTTTTCTTATGTTCTACGTTCTTGAAAACGTCGTCGTCTACCGAGTCTTCCGCGTGAAGGTCGTAGTATACGACAGTTTTTACGGTTCCGATACGGTGGTTACGGTCTTCCGATTGAAGGCGAAGTTCTGCGTTCTCCGACGTGGAAAGGTAAATTGTCGTATCGGCGCGGGTTAAGGTGATACCGATTCCGCCCGCCGCAGGGTTGCCGATGAACACCGGGAAATCGCCGCGTTGGAAGCCGTCGATGATTTCTTCGCGGTCATTCTTGTGGGTCTTACCGTTGTAAATCCGGCAACCGATTTGCATGTCCGCAATGATTTGCGCGGCCATTTCAATTTCTTGTTGGTATTCCGCCCAAACGATGATCGAACGCGACGGGTCGTCGTCCATAAGGTCGGCTACAAGGCTTTTGAAAGCCTGCATACGCGGATTGCGTTCGATGCCCAACAGTTCCGGGACTCCGTACAGGCTGATAAAACCCGACGTAACCTGTTTGAGTTTGGAGCGTGCCGCGATTGCTTCGAAGCTGAAGTATTCTTCGTTAGTGTAATCCGGGGTCATACGGGCGAACTCGTAATCGTCGCGGATTAGGTTGTAAATCTTGCGCTGTTCGGTGGTCAGTTCGAAGTATACGCGTTTGTACATCTTGGGCGGCAGGAACGGCAACGCCTCTTCTTTGGTGATGCGGTAGCTATGCGGGGAAATCAGGCTGATAAGACGGTCAAGGTTCTTGAACATCGGCAGTCCGGTAACAGGGTCGGTTTCAGCCAATTGCGGCGCAACACGGGCACCCGTCTTTTTCATGAGCGCAACCATTCGCCGGTCATCTGACGGAATCAGAACGGTGAATTCGGCCACGAACGCACGGTAAGACGAAATCCCCAGAAGGCCCGGTTTTAAGAACTGGTATTGCATGAACAGGTCGGCGGGGTTCTTTGTGAGTGGGGTTCCCGACAGGATTCGACGCGCCATTGCCTTGCGACCCAGCTTAACGATTTTCTTCGTCCGGGCCGCGTCTGGGGACTTGATGCGCGAAGATTCGTCCACGACCATCATGCAATTGGGGAAAGCCTCAAGGAACCGGGTCACTTCGTCATGACCAGCCGCGAAGTTAACGGCGTCGATGTTCACCGCAAACACGCGCAACGGGCCTTGGCCTTCGTAATGGTCTGCGTACAGTTCGTCTAGGCGCTTGCGGGCCTTCTTGCTACTTGGGTTCCCCTGCCACACACGCATCAACACCGGAATGTCGGCGTGTGTGGGGATTTCGCGGATGACCCAATTTGTATGGACGCCTTTAGGGGCCAGAACCAACACGGCGTTGATACGGCCTTTCAGGTACGCCCGAACAATGTCGGCTATCGTCATCCAAGTTTTGCCGGTGCCCTGTTCAGCCAGATAGGCGAAATTCCACTTGCCCGCCGACAGTTCAAGACCCTTGATTTGATGACCAAGCCCGCCAGTCTTCATACCGGGAACCGGCGTTGTGTTCTTGAAAATATCCATTACTTGCACACCGAAACGATTGAAAGAATGGTGATGATAGCAGGGACGCCCTTTGCAACGATAGGCCCGGTCGTGAAACCAGACTCAATAGACGCGGCCATATCTTGGTTCGACATTTCTTCAAGGTCGAAATTCGGGTTCAGAAGGTAAGCTTCGCCGCCGATTTCTGCCAGTACAAAAGCAGGTGCGCCCCACGATTTTTTCTCACGCAGGAAAGCGATTTGGCCTTTTTCGAATTTCCCTTTCAGCGGGCAAGAAAGCGACCGAACCTTGTGATCTACCGACTTGAATTCGACATAGAACGAACAGCCGCGACGGTTGGTCATGAGGCTGTCGGACAACCCGGAACGCTGGGTTTCTAGGAAGTCGATCAATAACGACCGTTGCGAAGCGGTCTTGAATCGACGGGCAAATCTGCTTTCTTTATCATTCATAATCTGTACTCTCGTTTTCTTCCCAATCAACAACGTCATAGCGACCCGAAATAACACCCCAAGCCCATTTCAACCGGTGCCAAAGCCAATCGGCTTTGTGGTCAAGCGAGCGAGCCGGGACATTTCGGCCTGACTTGTCGAGCCTCATAACACGCCAGAGCATTATTTCATTAGCTTTGTACTTTGCCATATTTCGACACCTTATGTTCATTGAACGGCGACAGTGTAACACGGTTTGCGGGTAATGGCAGGCGGTTTGACGGCCTGCCAGTGAACATTATTCCTTGTTTTCGGCGGCGATCTCTTTCGGCGTTTTCAGGCGCTTGATTGCACGACCGATAAAAATGTCGATGGTCGGAGACATGCGCCAGCCCTTGAACATGAACCATTGGCCTTTCTTGGCGCCTTCAATAAGCGACTTATACTTCGGGTAGCTTTCCGGCTGGATACGAACGCGATACGGCTGGTCGGTCGAATCGTCAACGACGAACAAGTCGGCGAACTGGCTATCGCCGCGCCACATTCCGCGCTTACCACGGGCAATACGCTTTGCCTGACGCTTCGGGTCGTTTTCGTCTTCTAGCTTCTTTTCGGTCAACTTTCCGATGATTAGGAATGTGTCCTTACCGGCAACGTCCTTAATCTGGGAAATCTTGCGACCGTCAGTCACGCCAGCAAGCGAGCTATCCCGGTACATGTCGCCGAACAGTTCGTGGGCTTCGGCAATCGAAGCGAACTTGACTTCCGCATTCGCAAGGCGTTCAGCCGACTTTTCGTAACTGGCGATGACCTTTTGATGTGGGCGCGAAAGCTTTTTCACTTCCTTTTCGGTCAACGACTTGTCGGCCTCAATCGCGGCCAGAACCTTCCACGATTCGGCGGCGGCGTCACGCAGCGCAAAGAAACGTTCCGAAGTCGCCATGCCGAAGCCCTTGGCGTTCATGATACCGCCGACAAGCTTACCGTTCGCGGCTTTCCAGTTCGCACCCGACAACTCTGGGTCGATAGCCGAATACGTCACACCTTCCGCCGCCAGTTCGCGAAGAATGGCGATGGTCTGTTCGTCGTCCTTTGCAGCGCGCAGGGAAGCGGCGGCGAACTCCAAGCGGTGATAGCGCTTTAGGTACAGCGTCCAATAGGTGACGACCCCGTATGCGACGGCGTGCGACTTGTTGAAGCCGTAAGCACCGAACGCGGCCATTTCCGACCATAGTTTAGCGACATGCTCTTCTTTGATGCCAAGGGAAAGCGCACCTTTCAAAAACGGTTCGTACCACTGTTTTAGGTACTCTTCGCCCTTCGATTTCGCCATACCACGACGCAGACCGGAAGCCTGTTCCCAATCCAACAAGCCAATGTCGCGGGCAATCGACATGATTTGTTCTTGGTAGATCAGAACGCCATAGGTAGCCGAAAGGTGTGGTTCCAGTTCAGGGAAAGGGAACGTTACGTCTTCGCGGCCTGCTACCCGTTCGATGTACTTGGTAGCCATACCCGACGACAAAGGGCCAGGGCGGGCGAGTGCTGTCAGTTGCTCCAAGTGGTCGAAGCGGGTCACGTTTACTTCGTTCGTCGTTCTGCGTACTGCGCCACCTTCGAACTGGAACACGCCCGACAGCTTGTCGTCGTTCACCATCTGAAAGATTTCGGGGTTGTTCAACGGCAAGTCGTACAGTTCTTGAACTGTCATAACCCCGGCGTCTTCGATAACCCCAAGCGTGCGAAGGCCAAGAACGTCGATTTTCAACAGGTTCAGGTATTCGGCGTCTGGCTTGTCAATCTGCGCCACACCGTCAGCGCCGACCGTGCAGAACTGGCCTACAGGCTCATTACAGACGATGATTCCCGCCGCGTGAACCCCAGAGTGTGAAGGGTTCAATTCAATCGCTGACATGACCCCAGCGGCGTATGGTTCGCGCTTGGCAAACGACCGGCCCTGTTCTGTCTGCGCGAACGTGTCTTCCATCCCGTGCCCGTAACGATCATCGCCGGAAGCGTAATCCACAAGTGTGGCTTTCAGAGCGTCGGTGTCAAAGAAGTTCAAGCCGAAGCCCGCGCCAACTTTGCCGATGATGGAAAGACCTTTCATCATGTTGACGTTGCCAAGTTTCGACACATACGGGTTGCCGTACTTCTGAAACAGATAGTCGATAACGTCAGCGCGGCGGGTATCCGGGAAGTCGATATCTACGTCGGGAAGGTCGGAGCGGGAAACGTCGATAAAACGAGCGAACAGAAGGCCGAAGGGAATCGGGTCAACTTCGGTCATTTCGGTTAGGTAGCAAATCAGACTGCCAGAGCTAGAGCCACGACCGGGGCCGACCAACATAGTTTGCTTGGCGTAACGGATCAAATCCGACACAACGAGAAAGTAAGAATCGAAACCCTTCGCCATGATCGCCGAATATTCTTCGTTCAAGCGGTCTTCATATTCAGGCGTCCATTCTGCGATGTGCCCACGTTCCAAGCGGTACGCCTGACCAGCACGGGCCAGAGCCATCAAGTCACCTTCGACCTTGATGATTGGTGCTTTCGGCAAGCCGTGGCTGTCTGCGTTTGAGGCGATGACCAGACCAGCAACAAAGCCGGTGTTCTCGATTGCCTTGTCGAGTTCTAACGGGGTCAACCAGCGGGAGAAGAAACCGCGAATGTCTGTTTCGCTGACCAGATGACGAATGCCGATGCTTGTCCGAATCCCGGCACCTTGCGCGGCGTCCTTGTCAGAGTTTCGCGGCATGTCGTTGTAAGATGTAAGAACGAGCGGTTTACCCGTGGCACGATGGCGAGCGACACCGGCAGCGATGGCCGCGCCTGACGTTGGGTTAAGGTCGATATAGTCGAAATCGTCGTCGCTAAGCTGACGCAGCGCGCCACCAGAGAACCGAACGACGCCCTTGAACATACGGAACGTGTGACGACTGATAGGGCCGTTCTGCGCGCTATGGGTGCTAGCCAGAAAGAAGCCTTTGTAGTCTGTCGCCAGCATCCAAGCGACCGGGCGGGAGTCCAACAGTTCGCCGTCTTCGTCAAACGTGCCGATTGGGACTTCTACACCGAAGCCGGGCTTAATGTCGGTCTTCGAAAGGGCTTGTTCCCAACGAACCGCGCCCCATGTGCCAGTGTCAACCAGACCGGCAAAGTCTGCGTTCAGTTCTTTCAGTGTGTCGATTACGTCGTCGATTCGACCGAATGCAGCCTTGAAGCTGAACCCGGTACGGACGCGAAGTTGCGGAAATTTGGAAGTCATTATTTAGCACCCCATGCGCGGAAAATGCCCGTAGCTTTTGCCACTTCAAACAGCATTTTGCAGTCGTCAGACGCCCGGTGTGTCTGAACCAGAGGGCCGACGTAGATTTCGTAAAGCTTTTCTAGCTTCATATTGAAGCCGTAAAGGTGGCGTGTTTCTTCGACAGAACAGATTTCGAGGGCGGGCCAGTTGATGCGCCCCAAGTGTTCGTCGATACGCGACATTTCGCATTCAGCAATGAACTTATCGAACGACAGGTTGTGCGACATTACCGCGTCTGCTTTGCCGAAGAAATCACCGATAGATTCGACGTGTGCCGGGAAGGTCGGTTCGCCTTCTAGCATTTCGTCGGTGATTCCGGTAATGCGGGTAATGACCGATTCCAAGGGCATATTCGGATTGATCAGAACGTTAAGTTCTTCGATGATTCGCACGCCATCCGTAAGGATTCCGCCGAACTCGATAGCCTTCGGTTGCTTGTTGACAGAGGCGCGGCGATGCAGCGGAAGCCCGGTAGTTTCGAAGTCGAATAGAGCAAACATCATGTCGATGTTTCCTTGTGGTCAGGGGATGGGAAACAGAAAAGCCGTCGCGGCGATGGGTATTCGCCGGACGGCTCAAATTATACAGACCTAATTTAGATCAGCGCAAGCGTCAGTTACTTGCGCGGCGCATGGTCACGCAACCAACCTTGCAAGGTGGCGACGGCCTCTTCGACGTCTTTGAACGCGGTTTTGCCGCCAGTCCGAACGCCCGGAACCATCAGCTTTTTGCGTGCGTGATAGAGCCGGGAAGCGCCCGGAAGGTTGATAGGGAACAATTCGTCTACGCGGTAAACGTCGATGAATTCCCATTCTTTGGGAAGTTCTTTCCAGTATTGCGGGAAAAGAATGGCCTGTTCGATTGCTGGGTCGCCGCTAAAGATCGGGTCAGACTGCCAGTCTGGCGATGGGTCGTGACGGGTGCGCTTGTCCAGACGTTCACCAGCGACAGCGGGTTCGGGTTCGATTGCCTGTTTGTCTTCCGGTTGGCCTACCATTTCCGGCAGCGGTTCGTCGTCCTCTTCGATAAGGTGGCTATCCGCCGCCGCCTGCATCGCGGCAAGACTGCCATTCGATTGTGCTGGCGCGGCTGCAAGCTTCGTCTGTTCGATTTCTTCCGGTGTCATTTCGCGGAACTCGACAACTTCGGTCGCTTCGTCGTCACACTTGACGGTTCGAATCTGGTGGGAAATAAAAATGTCCAGAAAGCCAGAGTCAGACGACACGCCAGCGGTGATTTTTGCGCCTTGCTTATTGCAGTATTCGACCCAATTGGCGACTACGCGGGCGAAGTGTTCAGGGCCGGAAACGGCCAATTTGCCGTCCTCTTCCGGGATAAGGTACAGGCCGAAATCCATGCCTTCGACCATACCGGTTTGTTTCTTGATCAGCTTCGACAGGCGCTGACGCATGGATTCGCCCGCTACTGCGATGATTACGGAGAAGTGGTTGATTGTGGCGCAGGACTGCAACAGCTTAATGCCGTTTTCAACGCGGGAATAGCGCACGCCGTCGCCGCGAATTGCTGGGGTGAACAGGGTGTAATCGAAGCCGAATACGACTACGCCTTTGCGCTCGTTGGTTGCTTGAGTCATGGTTTATTGCTCCGTTTTCATAATGAGTTTGACAAGGGTTTGCATGTTGTTTTCTTCGCCATCGCCGCGAATGTTGGCGATTTGGCTTTCCAGTTCAGACAGGTCAATCGGATGGGAACGACGAATTACGACGAACTCTTTCGTGATTGCGCGAACCAAAGCCAACAGGTCATCGACGTTACGAAAGTGCATGATGTTCGCGCAGTCCATGACAATAAAGTCGGAAAGCTTGGAATCTGCGACGATGGTTTGTTGATGTAGCTGCGCGTCGTTAAGGTCGTCAAAAACCTTGCCGTCATCGCAGCGATACATAGGAACCTTTACGATTGCCATTTTGAACCCTCAAAGTTCGTAAGCGTAGACCCAACCGGGGAAGCCTTCGTTTCGACTCCCTTCCGGCAGGCTGATAAGTTTGCGCGAAAGTTCGCCGGTTTGCCACATTTCAGTAAGGTCGCGGCTTAACTGTTTGCACTTGAAAGCCCCGTACTTTACAGGCTCAAAACGAGCGCCGGAAAAGTCGATATACGCGTTAACAAAATCAGAATCGAGAATGTCAACGGTTGCGCGACCGACCCTTTGCGGGTACAGGGTGCGATTTTGTTCGCGCAGGTAATGAAGAATGAATTCGCGCCTTTCCGCTGGTTTCTTTCTTGCTGGCGCGGCTGTCATTGCGTGTAATCCCCGGCTTCTTTGCCTTCTTGCTTAGCGCGAAAGCAGGCGTTCACCATTCCGCGAAATTCTTCGTCGCTGAACGAAATCGGGTAGCGGTCGCGGAATGCTTGCGGGTCTTTACAGAAAGGTTGCATAACGCCACGCGGAATAGTGAAGTGTGCGTTTTGTGGGACGTAGACGGGCGTAACCTTTGGCGGGTACTTCGCCGGGTCTGCGCGCTCAACCAGAACCGGGCGGGATGGTGGCCGGGGCGCTACTGGCGCGACAGGTTCGTGAATGATGACCGGATGGGACACAACCGGTTCGCTGATATGGACAGTCGGAACGCTGACGTGTGGCGTCGTGAAGTGCGAAACCGTAGCGACGTGGGCCACTGACGTGACAGACATAGCGTGCGCCAGAGAAGCGGCAGACAGGGTGCCAAGAAGTACAGACAGAAACATGCGATGCTTTTTCACTGGTTTATCCCTTTATTCCGTGTTTGGTTTATTTGGTTCGAAGTTCACGAACAGAAATCGCGAAGTGTGCTTCGCAAAGGTCTTCGACCGCCACTAGGTCACTTTCCCCGAAGTCTTTTAGGGTAGTGTCTGCGTAGTCGTTCAGGTGGCCGCAAAAGTAGTCGGCTCCGGGTTTGCTGGTGTCTTCGTCAAACTTGGCGCATGTCACACCAGCAACCATTTTCCCACAAAGTGCGCGAAATCGGAACCAGCCAGCTTTTGCCGAACTGTGCATGTGCATGTAACGAATCGCGGCGTTGTACTCTTCCGCGCCGTGGCCTTCGTCGTAAACCAAACCCGAAGTTTCGTAATAATAGATACGGAATTCCGACTTGTCCGACTGTTGGTCAGCTTGGCAGGCGGTCGCCGCGAACATCACGGACAGAGCCAAGGCCAGCTTTTTGGCGGTCATTTGCACCGTGGATCACCACCGAAAACGGAGCAATAAGAAGCGCGGATTTCGTGCTTTGCGTATTCGCGGCCAGCGATGAAAGAAACGCAAGATACAATAATGAGGCCGGTCACAAAGAGGGAAACGATTGAGTTTTTGCGCTCTTTGTAAAGCTCTTTCATCTTCTTGCTTTGTTCGGTTTTGATTTCCATGATCAGATGACCCCATAAAGAAGCAAAAGGATTGCCATAGAAGCGGCAGCGGCGACAGGTGCAGCGATGTAATCGACCCAAGTAGTTTTCATGGTTACAGGCGTTCCGCAGTAAGTGCGCAGGAAATAGGCTCGTAAACTTCGATGAACAAAGCTTTCGGGTGTTTTGCCTTGACCGTATCGAAGGCCAATTGAAGCGAAGTTTCGGCGCTGAAACGGTAGACTTTGGTTTCGTCTTGGACTTCTGTTTGACCTTCGGCGTTAACAACTAGTTCCCGCTTGGTTACAACTTGCAGGCAGATAACGCGAATAACCGGGTTGCGTTTGATCGTTTGTTGGGACATGACAGGCTTCCGTCTTGGTTGGGAGTACGCGAATTTTATATATCATCGTCGGAACGGTCAAGCTTTTGTTTGCTTGAAAGGCGTAAATATTTCACTGCAAGAATGCAGGCAAAAGAAAACCCGCCAGCGGTGTTAACCGGGCGGGTTTGGGTGTGTCTTCTGTACCAGAGCTATAAGGCACCAATGAGGCTAATCAACCGGCGTTCCCTCCTTACGCCCTACAATGGCGGCTATCGCCCCCGCGATGCTCCCGGAATGGCTGTTTTATGCCTTCCTGCCCTGACAAGTGGACGGCTAGCCGGTTCCGGGTGCCAACCAGTGCAACAGTAGGACACCCGCGCATTATATGGACGGCGCACCATAATGGCAACAAATTTTAGGCAAAAAGAAAGGCCACCGAAGTGACCTTTAGTCTTGCGCCTTCCCAACCAAAGGAAGGTGTACGGGCCGAATTCGATTGCGGGCGGGCTAGCGCATTCGGCCTTGAAGCGGTGATATTACTGCGCGGCGGCGTCGGTGTCAACGTCTTGCGCTTCGGTTTCTGGGTCTTTCTTGTCTTCGTCGGAAGGTGCATCACCTTCGGCCTTGACGTGAACCAGATCAACCCATGCCATCAGTTCCAGCTTCGACAGGAAAGAACGGATTGGCGAGCCGTACAGCATCGGCTTGACCACGGCTTCAAGTTCGTCGATGGACACTTGTTCGCCGACCGCGAAGTTTTCGCGAATGTGGGCGTGAAGCTTGCCGCGAATCGAAATGCTTTGTGGCTTGCCCAGACCTTCGGCCAGAACAACGAAGTGGGTAGCACGCGGGCGGCGGGTGCCTTCGGCGCTGCGCAGGTACTCTTCGCGTTCTTTCAGGCCATTGCGCTTGGCTTCGGCGTCTTTTTCGCGCTGAACCTTGGCTTCACCTTGCAGAACTTTTTCGGCCGCTTTGGCGTCTTCGCGGGCTTGTTTGCGCGCTTCGGATTCCTTGGCCTTTTCGGCTTTCTGTTCTTCTTTGCGCGCCAGTTTGTCGGCTTCGCGGGCTTCTTTTTCGGCTTCTTTGGCCTTGGCCTTTTCGGCTTTCTTTTCTTCGCGCTTGGCTTCGGCTACCTTGGCGCGTTCGGCCTTCTTGGCTTCGTTTTCAAGCGCCTTTTCGGCCTTCTTGGCTTCGGCCTTTTTGGCGCGTTCGGCTTCGACTTCGCCGCGATTGGCTTCTTTTTCGGCTTCTTTCAGCGCCAGTTCTTCGGCGCGTTTGGCGGCGCGTTCTTCGTTCTTTTTGGTGCGTTCGGCTTCTTTCTTCTCGAAATCTTCCTTACGCTTGAGCGCGGCGGCGGCGTCTTTTTCACGCTGTTTCAGTTCGCGGGCTTCGCGCTTCTGATCAGCAGTCAGCTTGACCGGCGCGGATGCAGCGGCTTCGGTGGTGGCTGGTGCAGCGTCGGTGCCGGTGGTCGGTGCGACATTGCCGGTTTCCAGACCAGCGAGCGGCAGCGCTTCGGTAGGGGCTTTGGCTTCGTGGTTGTGCTGGTGGTTGTGCTGGTGGTCGTGGTTGCTCATTTTGCGGCCCTCCTTTGGGCTGGTCTGGGATTTTGCTTTAGTCGAAGGTTTAGCGGCGCCAGTCTTGGCGGTGCTTTTTACTGAATCGGATTTCTTAGCCATGGGATGTACTCCGGGGGAAGTTGGGTTGTGTTTCGGAATGAGCGCCACTATACAAACGAAAAAGGAGGCTTGCAAGCCCCCTTCATAAATATTTCGTCGAAAGTTTTGGTTAAGCGCGCAACAACATCATGAATCGAATTGCGCGGGTAATCGCCGTGTACATCAGTTGGGCATATGGAACGCCCGGAATCGACTCTTCATAGACTAAAACTTCTTCCCATTCGGAACCTTGCGACTTATGTACTGTCAGCGCGTACCCGAAGTCGAAACCGCCCGCACACTTCTGCGCGGCTTTCATGCGTTCGAAGTCACTGTCGAAAGACACCGGGTTAAACAGAACCCAGCGTTCGAAGCCGGTGGACAACATGCGGATGTTCACCATTTTCATGTCCGGCCAATCGTCGTCTTCCATCCCTTCCGGCAGGTCTTTATAGTCCAGAACGATGGCCTGTTCGCCGTTCATTACGCCATGCGAATGTTGGTTCGCGGTCGCGACGACCTTTTCGCCGACTTCCGGCAATACGTCTTTGTAACCCAGCAGGCGACGGGCGCGGCGGTTGGCCTTCTGGCGTGTGGCGTTTCGTGCGCAGATAACGACATTCGTTTCTGGCAAGAAGCGCTTAAAGATTTCGTCGTCGATGGTCTGGGAGTTCTTAACCGAAACGTCGTCGTATTCACGCGGCGGAAGGCGTTTCCCTTGACGCACAAACATGGACGCTTTCACGATGTTACCGGCGTTCCGTTCGATTTCCGTCAGGCAGATATCGGCGCGTTCGATGGTGAACACTTGTTTATCTTTAACCGGTGGAACCTGACCCGGATCATACAGAGCGATGATAGGCAGGCGGCGGGCGCACAAGTCAGCTTCGACATAGCCGCCGACCATCGAACTTTCGTCCATTACGACAAGATGCGGGGTTTCGTCCAACACGCCTTTATCGACAAAGATAGGGTCGCCGTCGTCGTTCTCGCCAGCCGGGCGGTAAATGAACTGGTGAATGGTACAGGCGCCCGTGCATCCCTTCTGACGGAGACGGCTTGCGGCTTTGCCTGTTGGTGCAACGTAACGCACCGAACCGGCGTTAGAAGCGCCCAAGCAAAGTTGCGCGATAGCCATAGCAATGGTGGTTTTACCGCAACCAGCGAAACCAGCAAGGCAGAACACTTGCTGACGGTGGACTTTGTGTTGCCAGCCGCGATACCAGTTCACGGCCAGATTGACGGCGTAGACCTGCTGTACGTTCGGTGGGAAGCCGATGATTTCGGCGATTTGTTCAGCCGTCACGACGTAAGGTTCGCCCCGGACATACTTCGACGGGCTAAAGCGATCATACGGCGGAGGGTTGTTCAGGTCATACAGTGCGGACATTACAAGTCTTCCTTTGTCAGTTTTGGAATGATTCCGATAGGCGACCAAGCGTAGGGAATTGCGCGGTCATTACCGCTTACCCATGCTACGCTTTTGAATACGTCTTCGCCTACCACGATGATTTTACCGTTTTCATCCAAATAAGCGAGCGCTTTCCGCTTTGCGTTTTTGGTGGTGGCGATGTGGTTTCGTTTCAGGTTCAGGACTTGGCCGTTAAGCCGGATGACTTCCCGTTCCAGATTTTCCACGACTTTGTTTTCTTCCGCTGCAACGCGGTTCGCTTCTTTAAGGCCGACCAGTTCTGTCGCTTGCGCGGCGATGACCAACGCAGAATTGATAAGCGCTTTCTTTAACTCTTCGACCGTCAGGTTATCTAAGTCCATGTCACTGGCTCCAGTTGTCGCGGTCGCTACGGCCTACGCCCATAACGCCATGATTGAATGCTTTGTCGGAAGCGCGCTTGTTGCGGGTTGCCTTACGTCGTTCGGCTTTACCTTTGCGTGCGTTGCGCGATTCTTGCAACTGGTTCTCTAAAGATTCGATTGTCTTCTGTTGCCCTTTGACTTTCGACTTCAAATGACCGACTTCGCAATAAGCGTCCCGAAGCTTCTGCAACAACTCTTCGACGCGTTCCGATTCGATGATGCCCGAAATCAGGTCGGGGAGTTTCGACGGTTCGTCGTGTGGGATAACGTCGGGTTGAATCACCTTTAGGGCGGGCATTTCCCCATGGAAGACGTAAGCCGAAATCGCGGCCTGTTCGCGCCCTTCACCTTTCAACAGTTCTTTCTTGTCGATGAACGCTAGAACGTCTTCGTGTACCGGGCAATCGCAATGATGTGGGTGAAACTTTGGGTTCGAACAAACCGGCTTCCGTGCGTTCACCGAAACCAAAGGCTTTTGGATTTGCACCGCGCCTAGTTCGCGGCGTTCTCGGTTCTTGCGGCGTTGTTCTTTGCCGGGGTTCTTGTTTTTCTTGGGCGCTTGGGCTGGCTTGGCTGCGTTCTGGGAAGGCGCGGCGGGTTTGCGTGCTGGTGTCTTCATCTATATAGCTCGTTGTCAGGTTGGCTGTCTGGGGCTGCGACAGGTGCCGGGAGTGGGTCGCCGCAGCCCGGCTATTAGACGCTAACCAGATTTCAAAAACAAGGCTTTACAAGTGAAATACTTTTCGCCACAATTCGCCCTGTTCCTACTACCCAAAACGGAGAAACAAAAGTGACCAACCAAATCGAACGCCCGCAAGCCGAAGACCAACCCCACGCAATCGCCGACATTTTCGGTCGCTTGCAAAAGCATCTGAAACACGGCGAACGCTTGCAGTTCATGACCAACGAAGAATTGAAGTTTCTTAACAAGAACTTCGCGCATAACCCTTTCGGCATCCAGTACGCAAAGCACACCGATTGGCCCGCAGGCTTCAAACATCTGCACGTTTATTCGGTGTGGGTCGGCAACGCTGAAGGTGGTAAGCATGTTCCGGGCGTCCTGCAAACCTTCGGCCAGTACCATGTCAGCGGCCCGCTGTTCGCTGTCGTCGATTGTGGCGAACACGGCGTCGTTCATCGCTCGCCACACGCGTTAACCCAACTGACCCGCGAAGCTTCCGACAAGTTCGCCGAACTCTGGCAGCGCCGCCAAGGTCGCCGCGTTGTCCGGGCGATGCGTGATATCGGCTCCGTTCCCGGCCAAGAAGACATTTTGCTTTTGAACATCATTCAAGGGATGAACCTGTACCGTCGTTTCATGGATCATATAGAAGCGCGTTTCGGGGTGATGGGGAGTCGCGCTATTTTCGACGGCCTGCGTTATACGCAAGCGAACAGCGAACTTAATGTGTCGTCCTCTTTCGCTGTATCAACCACGCGTGAAGTGGTGATGCCCAACCGTCATTTGATTGGTGAACGCTGCGTACACTTGTTGATGGACGCGGGTATCCCACCCGGTAATCTGTACCACGGAATGCATGAAATGTTGCGTGAAGTAATCAGCCGTCGTAAAACCGTGAACCTTCTTGACCCGCATATGGTGACGCGCCATTCTGCTATCATGGAAGCTTACCGTTTGGAACAATCGAAGAAGGTGGAAGAATGAGCAACGCATATAACGCAGATGGTCGCGAACCGTCAGAAGACTACATCAAAGCGATGATGTATGTTATCGAGGAACACACGACCGATTTGTCTGGTCAGGAAATTTACGACATTACGCATACGCTGATAATGTCCGGCTTCTATACCGGGATTGAACGTCATCAGCTTGAAGGCCATCTAGTGCCCGAAGGTTCTGTCGAAAAACTGCGCGGCACCGTCAACAGTTACCCGCCGCGTGAACCGGTGTTGAAGACCGAAAACCAATATGAATTGGAACTGACCAAGGAACTTGGCGGCGCGATTGATGGCCCGTTCTCCGAAGCTTTGGAGAATGCCAAAAAGGAAGCGTCGGAAGTTGAACCGGACTTGGCAGCGGGCCGGGCGTCTTACGGCACCAGCGAATGCACTTGCGATCAATGCACGCCGTACAATTGGGATTAATCCGATGACCTATAAAATTATCCTGATTCTGTCTTTTCTGGCGATGGCGAAGGTTTGCAGCTACGCCGAAAACTACGCGCTGTCGTGTCTGGCTGGTTCTGCAAAGCGCATCCGGTGGATTGATCGCGGCGCACGTCTTGCGTTCCTTTTGAGCGACCTTTGTGTCGTGGCCTTCGCGCTTATTTCACTGCACGCGATTGCAGGTCTTTCGGGCTATGAATTCGTGCTGTCGTTGGTTCCCGCCAACTGATCGTCGTAACACCCTTTAGATAGACAACTGGCTAGCCTGTAATGGGCTGGCCTTTTCACGTTCTCCCGGTTGCGTTCTCCGTTTGAAAGGCGCAGAATACGGGACTGATATTTCATTGGCTCAAGGCGGGCAATATGCAACTTTCCAGAAGCGACAACAACAAGCGGCGCGAAGCGTGTTACGAATTCCTGCGTGAACTTGGGCGCGGCATCCCTGACGACGAACGCTTGATGTTCGCCACTCCCGTTAACGCCAACGTCCAGAAGGGCGAAGACGGCAAAGCCAAGAACAGTGGGTTTTGGTGTTCTCCGTGGGACGAAGACAGCGCGCTCTCTGTCAACGGTCGGCACAACGCCTATGTGTGTATCTCTTCGTTTAAGAAAACGCTTAACGAGAAGACGAAGAAAATGCGCTACTGGCGTTCCGACCTTGGCTTCGGTCATGGTCTGGCGTTGATGGTCGATGACGTCGGAAACGGCACCGGTTCGAAAGGCGGTTTGGATTCCGCCCACTTCTATAAGATTCTCCCGCCGACCGTCGAAGTCGAAACCAGCCCGAACAACTTTCAGTTGTGGTACTTCCTGAACATGCCGGAAATCGACAAGTACCGTTTCAAGTACCTGTTGGCCGCGTTTGCTGAACAGGCGTTGTCAGAGGGCGGCGACCGGACTATTAAAGACGTAACCCGAATCGCCCGGATGCCTTACGGTCATAATGACAAGCATCAGGAGATTCAGCACAAAGACCCGGAAACCGGCGAAGTAATCAACACCACGTTCGAACCGAAATACGCTGACGCTGACGGCGACCTGTTTGAATGCCGAATCATCGAAGCCGATTACGAACGCCGTTACGACATTGATGAAATCGCCGAAGCGTTCGGGCTTGTAATGTCCAAAGGACACGCACACGTTCGCGCCATCGACGTGGAAGAGGATTCGCTAAACGAAATGTATCTAGACCTTGCCGTCACTATCTGTTCGAAATACGGGATGGGCGCGGGTTCTAACGGTGAAGCCGAAATCAACGCTTCGGGCAAGTACCGAATTAAATGCCCGTGGGGTCACGAACACCGCAACGGCTCAACAGAAGCCGGTGATGCGTACTTTCGCGGCTGGATTGCAGGCGCAGAACATAGCTACGTTTTCGGGTGTGCCCACGACACATGCCGTCAGAACCAGCGGACTTGGGGGCCGTTCATTGACGAACTGGTGATGCCATATGTTGAAGGGCTTATCGTTAAGGCCGACCGGCTTGGCGATGCGTGGTCGCGAACCTTCCCTTTTGATGGGAATGCAATTCAGGGGAAACCGACAGAATAGCGAAAGTGGGTCGGGCTGGATAAATGATCGCCGCAGGGTGTACTATGACCGACCCAACAAGGGATAGTTCCCGAACCACTGACGGCGACTTCCCGAATCAAATCAATGAAATCGACGATGTTGTGTGTCGTCAAAGGGCGAGACACTACATGTTGTGTAAAGAAGTATTAGAACAGGCGGGCAACACCAAATGACTGACGATATTAACGATCAATTAGCGGATGCTTTCGACGATGACCAAGCCGAATTTGACTTCGCTGGCACCGTTGACGACATTCCTAGCGTCATCGAAGAAAAGGTCGTCGCTGTTTCCAGTCGCCAGAAGTCTCTAGAAGACTCCGAAAGAGCGACCATCGACGAAGGCATGTCCGAAAAGGATTTGTCTAAGCGCGCTAAACACATGCTCCGTCACTTCGTGCTGAACTTCCCGGTTGTGGCGATGCTTAAAGACGGTTCGTCTATCCCGAAATCCGATGAACTGAACAGAACCGCGTTCCTTGATGCGGTGTTCGACTTCGGGAACCCGGCCTATGACCATCCGGTCTTTGACTCGTTTTCGCAGTCCATCGTTATGCACGACGGGCGCGACTTCGATAAGGCTTGGTTGTTCCCCATCATTAAGGCGATGGGCGCGGTTGGCCTTGAAGGTCAGTCGTATGAAACTGTCGCCGAATCGTATAAGTCATGGGCGATTCGTCATGAGCGCAATTTGCTTCAAGACCGCATCGAAGCGATGACCCCAGAGTGGGACGGCGTACCGCGTGCCGAAGACTACCTTATTAAGCTGTTCCGTTGCCGCGATACCCCGACGACGCGCCTTGTGGGCAAACAGTTTTGGCTTTCGCTGTTCAACCGTGCCACACAACCGGGTTGCATCGCTCCCGTCTCTATCGCGCTTGTAGGCGGTCAGAACGTGGGTAAGTCGTACTTCTCACAACTGATTTCTAAAGCGATGATTGGTAGTCAGAATCCGCCGTCCGTTCAGTTGACGTTTAAGGTGTCAGAGCGTACCGATTTTCTCCGTAACATCACTGGCGCGGCTGTCGTTGCGAACGTGTCGGAGTTCTACGGCTTTTCGTCCGGCGACATGGATGCAATTAAGGCTTTCACAACCCAGACCACCGACTCTTTCGGTCATAAGTACATGAAAGAAAGGGGTGTTCCGCGTCAGTGGATTGTGATCATGGACGGCAACGACTATAAAGGCTTCCACCGGGACGATACCGGCAACCGTCGTTTCTATCCGATCTTCTGCAACCAATTGGAAGACGACGCGAAAGGGCATCCGCAGTGGGAGAAAGGCCAAGTCATCCGCGCAGACTTCGAACAGGGCGCCGGTTTTGATATCGAGTTCTGGCAAGTTATGTCGGAATGCAAGGCATGGATGGCTGAACAAGGGATGGGCGGCTATGTTCGTTTCACCAACGAAGTGTCCGACGCCGTGGCTACTTTCAACAGTGGCGAAATGGCGAAAGGCGCGGGTACTATTTCGAACGAGCACACCGATACATGGTTGCCGCGTATCCTTATGGCCGCGATGTGGAAGGTAAAGCGTTCTAAAAGTCGGAATGAGTGGTTCCGTGCTTCGGTTGCGCTTGATCATTTGCAACAAATCGTCAAACAGGCAAGCAACCAAGAGTTTAACCCGAAGGCTTTAAAGCGCAAGATGGAAACAATGGGCTTTGAACGCATCCGGGAACTGAACAAGTACCACTATGTTATTTCCGCTTTAGACTTCCACCAAAATCTAGAAGACCGGAAGTTCGAAGACGAATCGCTTTTGAACGGTTTCTCTATGCAACTTAAATGGTGGTTGATGAATGAAACACCGAAAGGCGCGGCTCTGGCTTCTATGGTTGTAGCGACTTCCGATGATATGGCCGATGTAAGGTCGGAAATTGCAGAAGCGCGGCAGGGAATCCGATTCTTTGAAGACGTTGATTCGGAGTCACCAACCGGATTTTGATCGTCGGAAATGCTGGGATTTACGATAAGTTGCACTGATCTACGGTTTATGTTAGTGACCGTTCGTCGTGCAACTTTCGTCGTTTAATGAAATCACCTTCGATAGTGGCTTTATGATGTTAGCTTTTCGTTGGTTAAAAAATGTACAGGGTTCGGCGGCGCGTCGATCATAGTCAAAAAAGTGATTATCTTTCGGCCTAAATGCGATGATTTCGCAACACGCTGCAAGCCGCGCAGTATAAGGGCTGTAGCGATTGCCGCGCTTTTTGTAAGGTCATTTATAGTCAGTTAGTCAAGTGATCAGAGCAAAGTAGCCGCCCAGAACACGCCAGACGCTGCGCAGCCAGTACCCCCATATTTACTACAGCATAGTTTCATATATACACTTGACTATATGACTATAGAGAATAGAGAAATGGCTACAGCCCTTGTATTCCGTGGCCTCTAGCGATAGTCACATTTTTGGAATGCAGATAGTCAGGCGGCTAAATGGTCGCTTAAAATTGAGCTTGACAGCTACAGGCCACGAACGGCGCGGCTTGCAGCGTAGTCAGGTTATTATTTCACTTAGAGGACTCAAACAATGACAACTATTTTCAATTGCCGTTTCTGTCACGAAACATCGTCTTATAGCGGTGAACAAGAACTGTTCTGTTCGGTAGGTTGCCAACATGATTTCGCCGTTGTAGCTCTATACATCGGAACACAAAGTAAGCGCGGCAACGTTCCATATAGCGAAGTTCGCACGTTCCTAGAAGACCCATCGAACGAAGACACGCTAGAACGTTTGTTCGACGCAGCCAAACCGCGTTAACATAGACCATCAGCAACCGCCCAAGCATGGCGCGGCCACACGGACAAACAGGACACACGCAGCCATGAGCGACGACGTAACTAAATATCCCGCCGATCACCCCTTTCATTTGCGCAACACACCGGAAGTCGAGTTGTTCAGCCGTGGGGACTTCACGGAGTTCAATCAACAAGCATTCCGCAACTTCGCAGATTCCAGAATCGAGGGTTATTCGCGTGTAGTTTCGCTGCGTATGTGCTTCGGCAGTAACTTCGTATTCGGTAACGAGACGGCTGCATATTGCTTTGCCATTGAAGCGAATCCGTACTACAAAAAGCAGTACGACAAGAAGGTCGAAGCGCTTGAACTAAAGAAGGCGTGGAACCCTAAAGTTTCGATGGTTGCCCTAAAGCAACTTATCCGCGACGATTTCGTTAAAGACAACGTGCGTATGGCGGCGATCAAAGAAGCCAACGTTCTAGCCGAAGTGACTTTCGTTGACGAGAAGGGCAACACCAGAGCGGTGCGCGGAATGGATGATTTCTATTCTGACAATTCGGGGAAGACTGGCGACGATGGCGCGGCGATTCCAGAGCATACCCCGCCTGTACCTTCCGACACGACGCATTAAGCCCTCACCCGTCACACTGACGCCCGTAGACGCAGAACGTTGCGCTACGGGCCTGCTGGACGCCTTCCCGCCTGCATACGACCTGTCACCTACCTACCCCGCGTAACGCCATGACTGGCGCGGCGATACCCGCCGACCTTCACCACCAGCACCAGCACCGCCCTCGAATGGGCCTTGTGCGACCCACAACCAACCGCCACAACGAGCAACGCCCCAACCCGTCACAACCACACCGATTCGGGTAGCGCGTCAGGAAGAGGCGTTCTATGCTTGTACAGAGGGTGTCAGACATGGCACGTTAGTTGCAGACACAAGTATTTCACTCTTCTGCGTGGACTTTTCGCGCCGGTTAACATCACCGCTTTAGCCATTGCTCGTTCGGGTTTTGCGGGACTTTTGGTTTTACTTCGCACAATTCGTCAAGAATCCGAACAGGTATCATTACGCAAAGTTCACGCTCTGAACTTTTGTAGTCCTGCGTTGTTTCTCGCCAACCGAACATGGGCTTTCGGTTGTTGTAATCAGCCATGATTGCAGCGATGGCCGCGTGTTGCTCTGGCGTGTAGGTCGGTTGTGGGTTGGTCGCTGGCTCATTCCGGGGAGTCGTCGAAGTTCTACGGGCGAACGTAACAGCAATCGCGGCCACACCTTGAATCTGATCCTCTGTCGCCGTGGTGTTGGCACGCAGCCAAGCGCAAACGTCGTCAGCCTTCGCCTGAAATTCTGCCGTGGTTGGCTCATTCCGGGGAGTCGATACCGCTTCGTCGGTTGCCTTGGCGCTTGGAGTAGTCGCGGCATTGTGCGCGGCCCGTGCTGCCAGAGCGATTACCTGTTCCTCCTTGTGCTTCGGCAACCAGTCTTCGATTTCCTGAATCGCCCATTCGGTTAGCTGTTCGGTGCT